ATGGACATCGCTCGCTACGCCATCGACCGGCCTGTCACCACCTGGATCCTGATCCTAAGCTGCCTTCTGGGCGGGCTGTGGGGCTACCTCAGCATCGGGCGGCTCGAGGATCCTGCCTTCACGCTCCAAGAGGCCGTGGTCGTGACAACGTGGCCCGGCGCCTCGGCCGAGGAGGTCGAACTCGAGGTCACAGAGACGCTCGAGTCCGCGATCCAGCAGATGCCGCAACTGCGCCGTGTCACCTCGATGTCCGAACCGGGTCTGTCCATCATCAATGTCGTGATCCGCAGCACCTATGGCAGCGAACAACTGCCGCAGGTCTGGGACGAGTTGCGCCGCAAGGTCGGTGATGCGGCCGGAGGACTGCCCGAAGGCGCCGGGCCGCCGCAGGTGCGCGACGATTTCGGCGACGTGTTCGGCCTGTTCTATGCTGTCACCGCGCCCGGATTCACCGACCGGCAGTTGCGCACCCTGGCAACCGACCTTCGCCGTGATCTGCTCGCCGTGCCGGGCGTCTCGAAGATCGAGACCGAGGGCCTTCCATCGGAGGTGATCGAGATCATCGTGCCGCGCGAACGGATGGCGGCACTGGGGATAGGTCCGGACCAGATCCTGAACGCCATCCGGGTCCAGAACCAGGTCACCGAAACAGGGGCAGTCCGGCTGGACGATCTGTCGCTGCGTATCGCTGTGCCAAGGACGGTCGGCTCGACGGAGGCGTTGGCGGGCCTGCGCGTGGGGCGGCCGGGCACCACCGATCAGATCGCGCTGACCGATATCGCCACCATCGCGCGAGAGGCCGAAGAGGTTCCCCGGCTCAAGATCCGCCACAACGCGCAGGACGCGTTCACCCTGGCGATCGCCGGGATCGCCACGGAAAACATCGTCGATGTCGGCGCACAGGTCGAGGCGCGGATGGCCGAGCTTCGCGCCGACCTGCCTTTGGGTGTTACCATCGCCCCCATCTATGCGCAGAACCAGGTCGTGGATCAGGCGGTCGGGGACTTCGTGATCAACCTTGTCGCCTCGGTCGGCATCGTCGTTCTGGTCCTGTGTGTGTTCATGGGGTGGCGCGTCGGACTGATCGTCGGCGCGACCCTGTTCCTGAACGTCGCCGGAACCGTGGCGATCATGGCTGTGGCCGGGATCGAGATGGAGCGCATCTCGCTTGGTGCGCTGATCATTGCCATGGGCATGCTGGTCGACAACGCCATCGTGGTGGCCGAGGGTGCGCTCATCGGCGTGCAGCAGGGCCGGCGTCCGCGCGACGCCGCCGCCGAGGCGTGCAGGCGCACACAGGTTCCGCTTCTGGGCGCGACAGTGATCGGCATCATGGCGTTTTCCGGTATAGGTCTGTCGCCCGATTCCACCGGCGAATTCCTGTTCTCGCTCTTTGCCGTGGTGGCCATCTCGCTGCTGCTGAGCTGGGTCCTGGCTGTGACCGTCACGCCGCTCTTCTGTGTCTATCTGCTGGCCGGGGTCAAGCGCATTGCCGAGGGCGCCGATCCCTATGGGGGTCTGCTCTATGGCACATACAAAAGGGTCCTGCGCGGAACGTTGCGCTTCCGTTGGCTAGCCGTGATGGCTCTTGTGGTGGCGACTGGACTGTCGTTCTGGGGATTCGGGCAGGTGCGTCAGCAATTCTTCCCGCCCTCGAACACACCCATGTTCTTTGTCCACTATTCGCTCCCGCAGGGCACGGACATCCGCGCGACCAACCGCGATATCGAGGCGATCGAGGCTGATCTGCTTTCGCGTCCGGGCGTGACGGCCGTGACGGCCTTTGTCGGTCAAGGCGCCAGCCGCTTCATGCTGACCTACGGGCCGCCGGACGCCAGCGCCGCTTACGGTCAGCTGATCGTGCGCACCGAGACGCTCGAGCAGATCGAGCCGCTGATCGCCAGTCTGCGCGCCGAAATCCCCGCAAGATTTCCAGCGGCATTCTTTCGCACCGAGCGGCTGGTCTTCGGCCCCGGCGGCGGCGCCAAGATCCGCGCGCGGCTGTCGGGCGAGGACCCCACAGTCCTTCGCAGCTTGGCCGCGGAGGTCGAACAGATATTCGCGGGCAGCGGCGCACTGGTCGACATTCGCACCGACTGGCGCACGCAAGAGTTGACGCTGGTGCCGCGCTTGGACGAAGATCGGGCGCGCATCTCGGGCCTGTCGCGGGGCGATGTCGCCCAGACGCTGGCTTTTGCCACGACCGGTATCACGGCAACCACTGTGCGTGACGGCGACCAGACAATCCCGGTCCTGCTGCGCCCGCCCTTGGAAGAACGCGCGACGGCCGGCCGCCTGACCGACCAGCTGATCTGGAGCGAGGCAGCACAGGCCTTCATTCCGCTGGATCAGGTGGTTGCGCGCACGGACCTCGTGGCAGCGGAGGTTCTGATCCGTCGCCGCGACAGGGTTCGCACGTTGACGGTCGATGCGGATCCTGCAGGAAACCTTACTGCAACCGAGGCCCTTGCCGCAGTGCGGGCGCAGGTCGAGGCGCTGGACTTGCCGCCAGGCTACCGCCTGGCCTGGGGCGGCGAAGTCGAGGATACAGCCGAGGCGCAAGGGGCACTTGGCGCTTCTCTGCCGCCAGGGTTCCTGATCATGCTGGTCATCTCGGTTCTTCTGTTCGGCAAGCTGCGCCAACCCGCGATCGTCTGGCTGGTGGTCCCGATGTCGGTGTGCGGTGTCGTTGCGGGGCTGTTGGCGACCGGGCTTCCTTTCTCGTTCACGGCACTCCTTGGGCTTCTCAGCCTTTCAGGCATGCTCATGAAGAACGCTATCGTCCTTATTGAGGAAATCGATCTCAGGATCGACGAGGCCGGGACGGACGGAGACCGGCTCACCGCGATTGTCGAGGCTAGTGTAAGCCGCCTGCGGCCAGTGTTCCTTGCCGCAGCCACTACCATACTCGGTATGATCCCGCTGCTTTCAGACGCCTTCTTTGCCAGCATGTCTGTCACGATCATGGGTGGGCTGGCGTTCGCCACCGTATTGACCTTGGTGGCTGTGCCGGTGCTTTACGCGCTATTCTTTCGCATCCGGGCGTTCGGGAGATGAAGTCATGCTGGACCTAGGGCCAAAAACGGGCTGTCATACCCATTGATATGGGCATCGTGCGATGGACTGGTTGTCCATTAAGCGTGAAGCACGTTCAGCCATTCGTAAAAGCGCGCAATGAGTGGACTTGCTCACGTTAATCTTTACAGCATGACGTCTCAAAAATCAGTCTCCAGATAGACCCCGGCGCAGTCATAAGCGACTGCTGCTGCAGTTGCCCCGTTGTTCAAGAACAGCCGCGGCGACAGGAACTGCGTGTTGGCGGGTAGATCAGCGATGATCTCCTGCTCGAACACCGCGCTTGATACCTCATCCACCACCCGCACCCAGACGGAACTGCCGTTCGGCGGCGACGCGATGAAGAGGGTCAGCACCCCACCCGTCGCGATGGCGAAGGATGCCCCCATGTCGGTCAGCGTCGGCGCGCCGGTGCCATCGTTCGTGACCAACTGCCAGCGGGTGTGGGTGCCGCGCTGGAAGCCGATGCCGATGCAGTTGATCGCGGTGGCCAGCGTCAGCGTCGTGGCCAGTGCGGCGGTCGATCCGTAAAGCCCGAAGAAGCCCATGCCAGTTGCCTGCAGCGTCGTCAGCGAAATCCGCGTGACGAATGTCCAGCCGCCCAGCCCCGCTGCATTGCCACGCCAGCAGGCCCAACCGGCAGAACGCTGCTCGGCCGCTGAGTCTACTACCGTGGCTGAAGTCAGACGCCAGCGCCGCATGCTGGCGGCCAGGTTCGTTGCGGCAAGCGTCGGGTGCGAGACGGTGCCAACCGAGGTGATGGGCAGACCTTCGCTGGTGATCGTAGTCGTGACGGACGGCGACCAGTTGGCGATCCGGTTGACCCCGAAATGCGGCTGGAGCGGGAAGTCCCGACCAGAGGGGCGCATGACGTCGATCCAAGGGGCCCCCACCCGGTTGCGCGCATAAACGGCCGCTTTGCCGGAGGGCGGCGCGCTCGGGGCGGCGCTGAGCCCCGGCAGGATGGTGGGCTGCGGAAGTTCCACCTGGCCGTTGGTGCGGTCGATCTTTAGGGCATCGAAGAAAGCCGAGCCATCCGGGCTGACCTTGAAGCTGAAGTCGTCGTTGCCCAAGAGGCCGATCAGCGCCCGTGCCGAGAACCCGGTCTTGAAGGCGAAAGCTGCGTCGTTCCCGGCCGCCGCCTTGTTGACCGTAGCCTCGATCCCGGCCCCGGCATTGTTCAGCAGCACCGCGGGCGTGTTCATCGACAGCCGGTTGGTGCTGTCCGCAGTGGCTCCACCGAGGCCGAGAAGCTGCGCGGTCAGGTTGGCCTGGGGCATGCCGACCTGCGTCACCGCATTGGCGAAAGTCACGGTGGGCGTGTTCACCACCGTGGTGCCTGCTGACCCCGCCGTCGCCGAGCCGATGTTGACGACGGTGGTCGATCCGGATGCGCCGCCGGTGCCGAGGTTCACGGTCTTGGTGACACCGGTGGTCGTCGCACCAGTGCCCATGCCGTAGGTGGCAGTTGTCGTTGCTGTGCCGATCGATGCGCTGGCCGCCGAGACCGTGACGGTGCCTGAGGCGGTCAGCGTGCCGGAGAAGGTCTTGTTGCCGGTGAAGGTCTGCGTACCCGCGAGGATCGCCAGTTCCGACGAAGTGTTCGGCAGCGTGTAGCTGCGCGTGGTCCCGGCGCTGATGCTTGCCAGTGAGAAGGTCGCCTTCTTCGTCGGGTCTGCGTCGTTCACGAGGCTGAAGACGGCGTCCGACACGTCGCGCGGCTCGCCCACCACTTCCCAGACTGCACCGGTCCAGACGAGGAATAGGCCTTCCGCCGCGACCCAGACCATCCAGCCGATGCGTGGGACGAGGCGGATCCATGCTCCATCGACCCAGAAGGCGACGTTCAGATCCCACCCGGCCCAGAGACCTGTTGCACCCGAGGCCACGAGATGGCGGTTACCATCGGCGGGGCTGGCCGGGGGCGCGGTGCGTGTGCGGTCCAGGACCGAAAGCTGGACCATGGCATCGAGCAGGCGCAGCGCCTCATTGTGCGTGAAATGCTTCTGCGCCTGTGCCGCCAGAAGATACGGCAGGCCCAGATGGGTCGTGGTATCGGACATGGGGGTTCCCGTCAGAACTGGAGGGTCACGGTCGCGGGCGTGCCGCGGCCGAGGCGGTTCGAGAGCTGGTAGATGCGGATCGCCAGCGTCTGGCCGGGCCCAAGCGGCGCGCCCCAATCGGCGGTCTGCTGGGCGGCGTTGTAGAGGACAGAGGTCGTGATGCTGGTCAGCGTCCGCTTGACGGCGGGACCATCGAGGATCTGGACATCATAGCTTTCCAGGTCCTCGGCGAGCGGCACCTCGACCTGTTCCCAGGCATCGGCCACCAGCGCGCGGGATCGCCGCGTCCATCGGATGGTCAGATCGCCCGGGCTGCGGGCCGTCCGCCATGGCTGTTCGGCATGGACCGGCGCGAAGGGCAGAAGCCCCCGGCCGGTGGGGGTGAAGCCCAGCGCGGCATAGCTCGCATCGCTGACAGACCGCGCAGCCGGGCCGACCCGCCAGTTCCAAGGCAGGCCAAGGTCCGCCTCAGCGATCGGCAGCGATGCCAGCGTTGCATCCAGCACCACGACCCGCGCCCCGGCCTGAGCGGGGTCGCCTATCGCGTGCTCCGTCCCGCGCTGGCCGCGCAGGAGGCGGGTCAGGCGATAGCGGCCAGCGGCGATCAGTTCGGCTTGGCCAGCCTGGACGATCTCCCAGACCCCGGCCGCCGTCTCCACGGCCAGTGCATTCGCCCCACCGAACAGGGCAACATCTGTCACACTCTCGAGCGTGCCCGCCAGGAGATCGACCACCAGCGCGTTGCCGAGATCGAAGCGGGAGGTGGGGCCCGGAAAGAAGTCGAAAGCCAAGGTGCCGATCCGGGCCCGACTGCCGAATGTGGTCAGGAGGTTGAAGTCATCCGGCGATGCGCTGCGGAACACCGCGATTTCGCCCGGCCAGGGGCTGGCATGGCCGGCGATCAGGGGGCGATGGGCGGGCTGGTCCTCGCTGATCTGCGGCAGGTCCAGCATCACCACCTCCGGCGTGCCGAAGACGACGGGGCTGGCGAGCGAAGCCGGTCGCGGATCGCCGGGCGGCAGGTCATAGGCCCCACGGTCCTGACGCACTGCCTCGATGCCCCTCGCTTCAGCATCGGCGACCGAGACCAGCCGGAATTCCACCTCGCGGCCGTCGTGCGCGAGCCGGATCACGTCGGCAGGGTCCAGAGCCAGTCGCGAGGGCGGCAGACGGAACGTCGCGCTTTCCCGCCCGATCCAGGCCTCCATCAGCGCGCGGCGGCACCGGCGTTCCGCCTCCTCGGGCGGCACCGCCATTGGGAAGGACTCCGAGGCGATCCGGGTCGTGTCCACGGTGATGCGCCGGGCCTCGACCTGCGCGGCCTCGTAATCCTCGTCGGCGCGGGCGACCTGCCATTTCAGGGCCTGCGGCAGTTCGGTCTCCTGGCCTCGGGTGAGTTCGAGGACATCGCCCTCCCGCGCGGCGACGAGATCGTCGGGGCTGACTGTGGCTACCGAGGCCCGGCCGCGCATGACGAAACGAATCACGCCCTCGGTTTCGACCGCATCGAAACCGAAATGCCGCGACAGTGTGGTGATCGAGGCGCGCGGGCTTTCGAGCGCCGTGATTGCGTAGCCTTCGACCGCGCCCCAGAGGCCGGTGACGTCGATGCGGGACTCAGGCAAGCCCGCGCGCAGGCAGAGATGCCGGACGAGCGCCGCGAGCGACACCGCCCCCAGCCGCCCGGTCAGCCAGTGGCCGAGCCGCCAGTTCGCCGCGTCCGTCCAGACGTCGGTCAGCGCCGGGAAAAACGGATAGGGCCGCGCGTCCCAGGTCCAGGCGGCGCATTCGGGCACATGCACCATCCGGCCGCCGTAGACCGAGGAGATCGGGTTGTTCGCGGCATCTCCCCACCAGAGATACGTCGCCTCGAGATAGGCGCGCTGGATGGCGTCGTCCCGCCAGCCCCGCGAGAAATGCGGCGTGAAGCTCTCCGACGATTTCGGATCGAAGAAGACGTTGGGCTGGTTGGTGCCCCGGTCGATGGCGGGACAGCCTAGCTCGGTGAACCAGATCGGCTTGGACTGCGGCGTCCATGCCGTCGCCGTCCCGCTCTCCACGCCACCGGGGCGGTTGTAGTGCGCGTTCGACCACCAGCTGCGCAGATCCTTGTAGCGGAAGACCCATGGCTTGCTGGCGGCGCCGTCGGTGATCGGGGTGCGCACCTGCGCGGAGCGGTCCGCTGCGCTGGCATAGAACCAGTCGAAGCCTTCGCCGCCCGCGATGTTCCCCTGCAGGTAGGCCCGGTCGTAGATCGCGGGCCAGCCCTCGGCCGCGTCGAGATGCTCGAACCCGTCGCGCCAGTCCGACAGCGGCATGTAGTTGTCGATCCCGACGAAATCGATCTCCGGATCGGCCCAGAGCGGATCGAGATGGAAGAACACGTCACCCGAACCATCGCCCGGCTGGTGACCGAAATACTCCGACCAGTCGGCCGCATAGCCGATCTTGGTCCCGACCCCGAGGATCGAGCGGACATCCGCAAGGAGATCCCGGTAGGCCTGCACCGCCGGATAGGTGGATGCGTTCGAGCGGATCGTGGTCAGCCCGGGCATCTCGGTGCCGATGAGGAACGCGTCGACCCCGCCTGCGGCGGCGCAGAGATGGGCGTAGTGCAGCACCATTCGGCGCAGGCCCCAGTCGCCGGAGGGCCCGGTCCACGAAACCGACTGACCGGTGACGCTGAAGCTCGCAGGCGTCGCCGCGCCGAACAGCGCCGCGATCTGGCTTGCGGCCGGGGCGGTCTTGTCGACGGTCCCGGAGAAACCCGCCGCTGGAGAACAGGTGATCCGGCCCCGCCAGGGAAAGGCGGGCTGCCCCGTCTCGGCGGCGTTATCGGAATACGGGTTCGGCAGCGTATTGCCGGGCGGGACATCCATCAGGATGAACGGATAGAAGGTCACGCGCAGCACGCGCGCCTTCATCTCCTGGATCGCCTGCACCACGGCGAAGTCGGACGGCGTGCCGCCATAGACCGGGCGGCCCTCTGCATCCCGGCTCACCAGGAAAGCATTGGCGCGGGTCACGCCATTGACCGACCAGGTGGCGGGCGTGGTGGATTTGGCCGACACCTCGACGCCCGGCCGGACCTTGCAGGAGCCCGCGCGCAGGTCGTCGCCGAACCACGCCACGACGAGGCTGACGCTCTCGACCGCAGGCGCCATCGCCTGCAGCCGGTCCAGCGCCTCCACCATGTCGGTGGAGTCGGCCAGAGCGTTCAGGTTCTCGGGAACCGTCGCGCCGCCATCGGTCTTGCGGATCGCCTGCGTGGCATAGGTGAACTCGCCCGAGGCCGGGATCATGGTGACGGCGCGGGTGAGCCCCTCGGCGGTGTCGGCATCGGCCAGCGGCCGGAACACCTCGAAGGACAGCTGCGGCAGGCGGTTGCCATAGGTGGAAAGCGCCAACTCCTCGAAGACCACATAGGCTGTCCCGCGATAGGCGGGCGTGCTGGCGGCGCCCATCCTGGCCGCGATGAACGGGTCCGCCGTCTGCGCATCGTCGCCCGGATACCAGCGCCAGGTGACGCCGGAGAGCTCCATCGGCTTGCCGTCGGCCCAGATGCGGCCGATCCCGGTGATCGGGCCTTCGCAAAGGGCCACGGCGAAGCTGGCATAGTAGAGATACTCGGTCGTCTTGACCTTGCCGCCCCCGCCGCCCTTGCCGCCCCCTTGGGTGGTGGTCTTCGTCTCCTCGCGGAAATCCGTCGCCCAGATGATGTTGCCGCCCATGCGCATGCGGCCGTAGAGCCGCGGGATGACCGCGCCCTCGGTGGCCGAGGTGATGCGCAGCGTGTCGAGCCGCGCGCCCTCGATGCGATGGGTGGGCGCCAGCGACGAAATGATCCAGCTGTCGACCACCGAGCCGATGGTGGAGCCGATGAAGCCGCCGATGGTCGCGGCGCTGACGCCGAGGATCGCGCCGCCAATCGAACCGCCAATGGCGGCGCCAGCGGCACCGAGAACGAGGGTGGCCATGTCCGGGGTCTCAGCGTTGCGGGAACAGGAAGGCGAAGGCGATGCGCCGCCGCCAGCTTGGGGTGAGCGGTTCCTCGATCACGCCGAGCCGATCGTAGGCGTGCAGGAATGAGCCTGCCCCGGACCCGATCCGGGGTGCGGGCCCGGTCAGGATCCCGACATGCTTGGCGATGGCGCGGGGCTTCATGCGGAAGAGCACCAGCGCGCCGGGTCCGGCCTCGGCAGGCGACACCTCGATCATCATCCGTCGCGCGCCCTCGGCGAGAACCTCGCGCGGGCCGGTCTCGCCCCAGTCGCGGCTGTAGGCCGGGATGGGGAACGGCTCGGGGCCGACGACCTCGCGCCAGACGCCCCGGGCCAGCCCGAGGCAGTCGCAGCCGACACCGCGCAGGCTGGCCTGGTCGTGGTACGGCGTGCCCAGCCAGGCCCGCGCGATGGCGATGACGCGCGCGGGATCGGCCAATACAAGTGGTTGCGTCACAGCACGGACCCCTCGTGGCCGCCATCCTTCGTGGCGTAGCGCAGGACCGCATCCTGCCCGGGAATGTGCGGGAAGCCGCGGAAGTTGGCGGTGTTGGCGAACTTCGCCCCGCAGGTCTCCATCCGCTTGTCGCAGCCTGCGCGGATGGTGAAGCCGTCGCCCTCGGCGATCGCGCGCACCGGCGCCTCGAGCAGCGTCAGCACCGCGATGCCGTCGGTGACGTCATGGCCCAGCACCTCGGTGCGCCGCCCGGCATTCGCGCCGCACGTCCAGTCCAGCGTGCCGAAGGTGAACCAGCCGGAGGCGAACCCACCGAGGCCTGAGGCGGTGAAGGCCCGGTCCCGTAGGAGATCGATGACGGCGCCCGTGGCCTTGAACGCCGGATCCTCGAGATCGACGCCGCAGCGCGCGTCCCCGAGCGCGGCGTCGCAGGTCGCCTGGAAGGTCCGCCCGACCGTCTGGCCCAGCACATGCGCGAGCGAGCGGACCTCGGCGACGAAGGCCAGCCGCCCGCGCCGGATCTGGCCTATGGCGCCGCACCGCATCAACACGCGCTGGCTCGGATCGACCCAGTTCACACGCCAGACCTCCACTTCGGCGTTGTCCCAGCGGCCGTCGAGGATGTCGGTCTCGGTGATCCGATCCGAGGTCAGCACGCCTTCGGCGTCCTGCGCATCGACCGAGAGATCGGAGCCCGAGCGAACCTCGGATGCGGTCAGGCCGCTTTCCGGCTCGAACTGCGTCCCGTCGAAGGTTAGCGTCCGGTCGTGGTCGGTGAAGCCGAAGGTGACGCCATCGGCGCGGGTGATCCGCCAGCACCAGGCGAGCGTCGTCGTGCCCTCGTCGAGATGGGCCTGTAACGCGGGCGAGAGGGATTTCATCGGCAGGTTCCCGTCATGCGGTCGTCGAGATCGGCGATCCAGTCCGCCCATGCGGGCGGCACCTCCGCGACGGTCTCTGCAGCAGGCCGGGCAAGCCGCGCCTCGGCATAGGAGGCGCAGCCCGCGTCACCAGTTCCCATCGTTGCGGCGCAGCCGGTCAGCAGGATCGCCAGCGCCGCGGCCATCGCGAACCGCATCCCGCCCGCGATCGAGACGCCTGTTCTTGTCTTCCATGGCATCGCGTTCCGCCTCCCGTTTGCCAGCGTGCTCCCCTTCCACGCGCCCCCAGACCCGGCCGAGGACGACGCCCCCGACTGCGCCCAGAGCCGCGACCAGCCAGATCAGGAGATCAGCCATCGTCCCGCTCCCCGCGCGCGGCGGCGACGCAGAGGGCTGCGACGAAGACGCCGAGGAAGCCGCCCACGACCAGACCTGCGAAGAACTCAAGCATCGCCGCGGAACCCGCGTTCGATCCAGTCGCGCAGGCCGATCAGGCCCAGACCGAGGAACATGAGCCCCGCGGGCGAAGCGTCCCCCGAGCCGGCGAGCAGTGCGACAAGGCGGGACACTTCCCCGAGCGGCCCGGTTGCAGGCAGCGCGATAGAGGTGATGCCAGTGAGCATGGCGAGCAGTCCCGCCCACCAGGTGAGCGAGTTGGGGCGAACGTAGCGCATGGGTCAGGCCCTCCGGATCAGGGTGGAGAAGAAGGCGGCCAGCTGGGCGAGCCAGCCGGTCGGCGTGTCGGGTGCGGGGTCGAAGACCGGCGGCCTCGGCAGCGGCGACGGCCGCAGCAGCGCCAGAGCCTCGTCTCCGGTAAGGCGACGGATCGGCCGGGAGAAATCCACGCGGCCTGTGCGGTCCACGGACCAGACCGGGATCGTGCCGCTTGGATAGCGGCCATGGCGAAACAACTCGCGCTCAGCCTCCCGGCGGGGAATGATCGAGGCCGGTCTCCGCCAGTTCAGAAACGCATTGGCGGCCGCAACGCGATTTCCGGCATTGAGGTGCCGGGTCAGCGCAGCCTTGGCGATGCCGCCGGTGTTGTAGTGGAACGAGACCAGCGCATCGAACTCGTGCGGCGACAGCGGCACCTTCACGGCCCGCTGCACGGCGGCCTCGTAGCGCGCGAGGTCGGCCCGGAAGACCCGGAAGACCCGGAACGCCTCGCGGATCCCGGCGTCCAGATCGGCGGGCATGCCGCGCGGCATGGTGGCTGGATCGGGCGGCCCGGCCGCGGCCGTGTGGCCGATACCGAAGGTCCAGACCTGTTTCACATCGAGATAGGGCCCGGGCACGATTCCCTCGTGCCGGACGAGGGCCAGCAGGCCCCGGTCGGTCATGTGCATGGGATTACCGGAGGAACGAGAGGATCAGGATCAGCCCAGCGACGGCGAGGCCGATGCGCAGACGATGGGCGAAGGCCTGCCGGGGGTCGGCAGGGTCGCAGCGGAGGGAGCGCGCGAGGCGGAGAAGGTCATTCATCGCCGCCGCCTTCGTTGGCACGGCGCAGGCGCGCGAGCAGCATCTCGATGAAGGCCGGGCCGAAGACGCCCACGAGATAGGCGGCCGAGCCCGCTGCGCCGCCCGCCGGGATCGCCTCCGTCGGCAGGCCCATCCAGCTGGTTATGACTGCCATCGACAGGCTGCCCATGCCCGCGGCGATCAGACCGCCGAGCAGGATGTGCCGGAGCGCATCGCGCAGCCGCATCTTCGTGGTCAGCGCGTTCGTCGCGCCGCCAAGCGCCCCCCAGGCGGCCAGGATCACGGCGGTCGAGGCCGCGAGTTCGCGCAGCACGGCCGCAACGAAGCTGCCGGTGTCGTTCATCGCCGGATCTCCAGAAGCGGAATGGAGGTGATCGAGCCGAGCCGCTCGAGGTCGAGCGTCACGTCGAGCACGTCGGTGTCGAAGCGGACCGGCACATCGAACTCGAAGCCCGCTGTGACGGCGATGCCAGCGCCCGGCGCGGTGCCGAAGGCGACGACGCCGGTGGCGGTGTCGACCGACCAGCCGGAGGGCTGCTCGACGCCCGACAGCGCGATGCGCACGGTTCCGGTCACCGGCTTGGCGATGGCGCGTGTCCAGGTTTGCGCGCCGGAGGCGTAGCGCTTCACCAGCTGGAAGGCGCTCGTCGCGCCGTCGCCGGTGCCAATCGACTGATCGGTCGGCGATGGCGTGCCCGAAGGCAGGCAGGACTTGTGGTCGCCCCAGTCCTTGAAACGGAAGCCATGCAGCCGCCCGTTCCGTGCCTCGAAGAAGGCGACCACCGCCGCCAGATCGTCGGCGCGGCGGATGCCGTAGGCGACGTCGTAACGGCGGCGCGAATTGGCCCAGCTGGCGTTCCTCTCCTCGTCGCCCGAGGCGAGCTCGACGATCTGCGTGCGCCGCTCCGGCCCACCCCGCGCCCCGCGGCTGATGTTGTCTGGAAACCGGACCTCGTGGAACGCCATCACATGCCCCTCCGCCCGAGCGACACCGCCCGAGCGATGTCTGCTGCGACCTGTGTGCGGGATTGCCGGAAGCTCTCGGCGTCGCGGGCCATGATGGTGACGTTGACGCCACCGCCCGCGCCATAGCTCTGCGCCTCGCGCCGCGACAGCACGCGCTCGCCGCGCTGCAGGATCGCGGGCACCTCGTCATGGCGAAGTCCGGCCATGCCGCCGCCATGCATCCGGGGCGCGGCGGCGAAGGCCATGGCCGGGACCATACGCGAGGGCCCAGCCGATCCGACCATCCCGCCCGCATGCAGGACGTTGGCGAAGATGCCGCCCGCACCGGCGAACACGCCGGAGAGCGCATTGGCGATCGGCCCGAGGATGAAGCGCCGCGCCGCCAGCTGGGCGAGATCGGCGAGCAGCGAGGTGACGAGATCGCGGAAGTTCAGCTTGCCGGTCTTCACGAACTGGCCGACGGCGTTCTCGGCCGACTGGAAGGCGCCGACGAGGCTCTGGCCGATGTCGCCGCCGATGTCGCGCGCCTTGCTGGCGTAGTCCGACAGCGCCGCCGTGACCGCCTGCCAGCCGGTGAGGGCCGTCTCGACGTTGGGTTCGGCCGCGGAAGCTGCTGCACCTGCGGCTGCGCCGGCATCGGTCGCCGCCTGCCCGGCGCCGTCGAGCGCGGTCTCGAACCGCTCCGCCGCCGCCGTGGCCTCGGCGAGCGCATCGGCGCCGTCCTCGTCAGTGCCGCGCACCGCATCCCGCAGCGCCTGCCAGCTTTCGAGGGGCGCGCGGGCACCTTCGGCCAGATTGCGCGCGGCGCCGCGATAGAGGTTCGCGGACTCTAGCGCGCGGTTTGCCGCCTCGGTCAGACCGAGATCGGGTGCGGTGAGCGGGTTGTCCTCGAAAGCCCGGTCGAACGCCGCCTGCGCCGCCGTCGTGGCAGCGTTGGACGCACCCTCGAAGCGGTTCTCGATCTCGCCGAGATCGAGGTCGGGCACCAGCGAGATGCGCCGCTCGGACCCGAGCGCTTCCAGCCCCTGGTTGATCCCGCCGATGAAGCCGTTGATGCGCGAGACCACGCCGTTCAGCATCGCCTCGACGCCGTCGACCAGGCTGTTGGCCGCCTGAAACGCGAGATCGCCGATGGCGGCGGGCAGCAGACCCCAGATCGCCTTGATCGCCTCGTAGGCGCCCTCGAACGTGTTCGCCGCCGTGTTGCCGAAGCCCACCACGCTCTCGATGGCGCTCTGCATGCCCGAGGCGGCATCCGCCTTCAGGTCGAAGAACATCGCGGTGGCGGCCGCACCCGCCGCACCGGCGCCCATCTTGATCCGCTCCCAGACCTCGACCGCGAGGTCCTTCAGGAGCGACATCGCCTCGCCGAAACCGCCCGCGCCGGAGACAAGGCGGGTGAACTGGTAGACGAGCTCCCCCGCGCCGACGATCAGCGCGCCGATACCGGTGCGGATCAGCGCGCCCCGCAGCACGACGAGCGCAGTGGCGAGACCTCGGACGGAGAGCGCGGCTGCGGCCATGCCGGCGATCCAGCGTCCCGCGAGGAAGGCGGCGAAGGTCGCGGCGTAGGTGGTCAGGCGACCGATGTTGTCGAAGAGGCCGCGAATGGCGATGCCAAGCGGTCCGGTGCGGCTGGCGACCGCCGCCATGGCATCCGCGACCGCTTCCAGCGCGGGGGCTGCAGCGACCGCCAGCTGGTTCGATAGCCCGCGCCAGATCAGCCCGAGCCGCGAGATGGCGTCGTTCGTGCGCTCGATCTGGTCGGCGTCCTGCTCGGAGACGACGACCCCGAAGGCGAGGACATCCTCCGTCGCCTGGCGCAGCGTCGCCGTGTCGATCCGCGACATGGCGATGGAGCCTTCCTCGCCGAAGAGCTGGCCGGCAACGGCGGCGCGTTCGGCGGCGGGCACGAAGCTCTCGATGGCCGCGTTGATCGCCCCCACACGCTGGTCCAGCGGCAGAGCGATCAGCTCGTTGGCCGAAAGCCCAAGCCGGTCGAGTGCGTCGGCAGCGGGGCCGGTCCCGGCCGCGGCCTGGCTGAGACGGCGCGTCAGGTCCTTGGTGGCCTGCTCGATGCCGGACATCGACACGCCCGCCAGTTCGCCCGCGCGTTCCAGCGTCTGGATCGACGCGACGGTGGTGCCGAGCGACTGCGCAAGCTTGGCCTGCGCGTCGACCGTCTGCAGCCCGGACCGGATCATCGCCACGCCAGCGGCAGCGGCCGCTGCCACGGCGGCGGCGGCAGCCACAGCGACCCGGCGGGAAAACGCCGCGAGCCGGGCGTTGGCCGCTTCCATCTCCCGGCTCAGCCGTCCGAAGCCGCGCGACCCGGCCTCGCCAATACCTTCCAGTTCGGCGCGTACCTGCCGTCCGCCCACGGCCGCGAGGCGGACGCTGACCCTCTTCTCAGCCATGGGAATGATCCATCTGTTCGTTGAGTTTGGTGACCATCACCGCCTCGATGACGGGCAGCAGTTCGGCCATGGCGAGCGGCGGCACGCCGAGCGCGTCACCGAGCGCGAGCGCCGCCGACAGGTCCCAGCCGATTACCGCACCGGGCAGCACGCGCAGCTGGCCGCCGAGGCGGCCGACGAGGTCCCAGACCTGCCAACCCTCCGGAGTTTCCGGACGGTTCAGCCGCGCCGGGCAGTCCGGGCACGCTTGCGCGCAGGCTTCGCAGTATCGCTCGCCCCCGCCGAAGGACCATTCGGCGAGAGCGCGGAGGCGTTTTTTTCCTTCTCCAGCAGTAGGCCTTTAGAGACATAGGTCAGCTGGAAGGCCTCGAAGATCGGCCAGACATCGAGCAGCGCGTCGATGGCTTCGGGGCTTGGGTTGATGGCGTTTCCCTCGGAGTCGCCGATACCCTCCCAGGCGAGCACCGCCCGCCGCGCCAGCGCCTTGGCGAAGGCGACGGCGCGCTCCTCGTCGGAGGCGTCCTCGGGCACCGCCTCGACGGCGGGGTCGCTGCGGGTCGCTACCATCAGCGCGGTTGTCAGCGGTCGCAGCTGCACCCGGACGCCGGGCGCGAGGTCATGCCAGCGCGGGGCATTGGTCAGGTCGAGCGTCAGCATCCTCAGTACACCTCGATGTCATTGATCAGGGTAGCCGTGCACATCCGGCCGACCACGCTGTCGCGCGCCGCCTGCCAGTCGAAGGTGGCCTGAACGCCCTGCGGCCCGGAAATCTCGATCCGCGGGCGCGGCAGGTAGACGGCGTGCACGGTGAAGGTGAAGCTCTCGCCCGAGGGCAGGACGTAGGCGAATCCCATCTCGCAGGCCTCGCCATTGATCGCCTGCGTCACCAGCGTCTGGTCGGCGAAGCGCACCTCTATCCGGCCGGTGAGCGCAGCGATGGACGGGTCGGCGCCGTCGATGCGGCCGTCGCTTCGGATGGTCTCGATCCGGTCGAGGTTGTTGGCATAGGTGATCTCGGCCGAGACCACGTTGCCAAGCGCGGTGCCATTCCGCGTGATCGAGCCGTTGAAATGGCCGAAGCGCTTCAGCTCCAGCGCGGTGGGGGGTGAGGCGGGTGCGCCGAACGCGCTGGTCGTAGTGCCGACCGCTTCGCCCTGCGCCACCAGCCGCGCGGTGGCCGTCAGTAGGCCGGATCGCTGCATCTGCCAGGTGATCTGGTCGAGCACGCACCCCGAGTACATCGCATAGCGCGGGACCTCCGGCATGCCTGTCTCGATCGACATGCTGGGCAGCGTCCAGGAGCCCGACTGAAACTCGTGGCTGTATGGCGCCTCCGCGCCCGTGGTCGTCGGCGCGCCGAACGCCGCCTTCAGCCAGAAGCCGAAGGCCTCGGCGTCGAGCGGCACCACGATATCGCCGTCGGCCGTCACCGCGTCCTTGATGGGCGCCAACGGATCGCGGCCGTAGCCGAGCAGCTCCGAGTTCAGCAGCGGCTGCTCCGCACCGAGCGAGGTGCTGGCGAAGGGCATGCGGGTGAAGCCGCTCGCGGGCGGCGTTCCATAGGTCGTCTCGAACGCAAGCGCCATTTGCGCCCGCGCCCCCTGGGCTCGTGCCATGGTGTTCTCCTCGGGTTGTCGGGGTCAGGCCAGCGGATCGGCCGTGGAATAGTGCAGCACCACCGGGATCACGGCGGCCTTCAGGCTGGCCGCGCCCTCGACCGGCAGATCGACCGGGCGCGGGGCTTCGGCCTCGACCCAGTCGCAGAGGCCGCCCAGCGTGCGGTCCGCCGCGAGCGCCGCGCCGATGCTGGCGCAGAGCATGTCGAAGGTCGCGTCACGGTCGGCGCCCTGAACGACCGCCTCGATCTCGGCGCGGTGCTGGTAGTGGTACCGCAGGGGCGACAGCGTGACCTCAGGCTCACCCGGCTCGCCATCGCGCAGGATCATCAGGCCCTCGGCCGCGACGCGCTCGGGCAGCACCTCGCCACGGAGCGTGGTGGCGGGCAGCGCCGAAAGCCGCGCGTGCAGCGCGGCGAGGATGGTTTCGCGAGGGGAAGACATCTGAGATTTTCGTGTCCAGTCGATACTGATTCAGCATCCTGCAATTGTCCAAGGTGCCACGGTCCTCTATGAACGATTTTAAGAATCGTTCATAGAGTTATCCATGGCAAGGGCATTCACAGAAGAAGATCGTGCGCTGGCGATGCAGGCCTTGTTGGCCGAGGGTCGCCGACTGTTCGTCGAAGGCGGACTCAAGGCGGTCTCGCTCTCGAGCCTGACGCATGCAGCCGGGATCGCGAAGACATCCTTCTACGCGTTCTTTGAGTCCAAAGAGGCGCTCATCCTCGACCTTCTGGCGGCCGAAGCCCCGGGCGTGAGCGATCGGGTCATGGCCCCACTCGTCGATCCGGCACTGCCCGCCCGTCAGGCGCTGTCCGGGTTTCTGCGCGCACTGTTGGCGGAATACGAGACCAACACCTTTCTTGCCCGGCTGGTCTCCGAGCCGCAGACGCTCGCCGCCATGGCGCAGCGAGTGCGTCCCGAAGACCTGGAACTGAAAGCGGCATGGCTGGAGCGCCCGCTCGCTACCTTCCTCAAGGCTCGAATCGATACCGGCGAAATAGTCCCGCAACCGGTCGCAACGCTGATCGATGTGGTTCGGTCCGTGTCGCTGCTGTCGCTGCACCGCGATCGGTTCGGCTCGGAGCAACAGTTTAACGCCGCCGCCGAGACACTCATTGACCTCGTGTCCGAGGGTCTGACCAGATGGGAGACGCATTCATGACCGCAGAGAGCCGTATTGCCCGTGCCTTCGGGCTCGACGAGGTGGGCTGGGCCCGTCATGCTAACCCATGGAGCGGGTGGACACGCTTCATCACCTGCCTGCCGCTCCTCGCGCTCGCGATCTGGAGCCGCGTCTGGCTGGGCTGGTGGTCGCTGGTGCCGATTGCGCTCGCACTCATCTGGATCTGGCTGAACCCGCGCGCATTCAGTCAGGTTCGTGACGATCGCGCTTGGATCGCAAAGGGCGTTTTCGGAGAGCGGTTCTGGTCAAACCGCCACCGCGTCGCCGTGCCAGACCGCCATCGTCTCGTGCCGAATGTGTTGAACATCGCGTCGCTGACTGGAGTTCCCTTTCTGGCGTGGGGGCTCGTTTTGCTCGATCTCTGGCCGACAATCTTCGGCATGGTTCTGATCATCGGCGGAAAGCTTTGGTATATCGACCGCATGGCGGTCCTCTACGAGGACATGGTCACTGTGAATCCGGAACTCCGCTACCGTCCGCCTGCCTAGCCAGAACGTCCCTCCACCCAGTTCGCCACGATCAGCCCCGACACGCTATCCAACGTCCGGTCTGCGTCCCGCGCCAGGTCCAGCCGCTTCGGCAGTTTGACCTGAGGCACAAGCAGGAAGATCGGTGCGGTGACCTTGCCGCGCCCGGTCTTCGAGCGCGACACCACCGCCTGGCCTTTCGTGTTGAGGCGGCCCTCGGCCACCAGCAGGCTCGGCCCCGTGCGGCGATAGACGAAGCGCAGGCGCAGCCCGCGGCGGCGCTCCCATTCGCCGGGCGTGATCCGACCGCCGCGCAGGGACTTGCCCGCGGCGGGCAGCGGGATCGCCAGCCAGAACCCGTCTTTCGAGCGGATCAGCGGCCCCGTGTCATGCGCGCCGACGATGACCGGGGCCTTCGACCAGACCAGCGCTGCCGCGTCCAGGCTCTCGCCCGACCTCGGGAAGTTCTGGCTCCGGATCGAGTTGGCCAGCCGTGGGCCGAGACCCGCACCGGTGATCTGCAACCGCCATGCAGACTTCAGACCGGTCCCGGCCTCGCGCATGGCTGCGGTCACGGCGCGTTCGCCGGCCGCGACCTCCGCCGCCATCATCGCGGCGATGTCGGGATCGATGTCGAGCTTCAGTTTCACGCGGGCCTCAGATCCACGGTCCAGACCAGCCGCTCGCGGTCACGGACAGGTTCGCCCTGGATCAGGAAAGCGTCGCCGTCGATCTCGATCCGGTCGCCGGGACGCGGGGTCGCCACCTCGGCGACACGCAGGTCGATCCGCGTGGTCTCGGACCAGAGCCGCGCATCGCCGAAATCGGTGATCGCATCGGACCGCCGGGCGACGACGCGCACGAGCACGGGCGCGCCGCCGTCGGCGATGTAGACCGCGTCGCGGCCGATGTTCGCATCGGCGAAGAGCGCGCCAACGGCGGCGGCGAAAGCGCTCATCAGAACGTCGCGTTCAGCCGCACCCGGCCGATGGTGTCGCCCGCGCCGCTCGCCACCGCCTCCACGGCCACGCCGATCAGGGTGTTGTCGGTGGCGACCGTGGTGCAGCGCTTGTTGGTGTCGTCCCAATAGACCTTGGCGCCGACGGTCCAGGCCTGCGAGCCGACCTTGGTGATGTCGAAGACGCCGACGAGCGCGGTCTCGACGGGCTCGCCGAGGCCGGCGGCACCAGAGGCGATGCCGAAGATGGAGCCGACGAGCAGCCCATCGCCAGAGGCGACGGCATAGGGTGCGGTCAGGGTGATGGTGTTGCCGGGCTGGACGTAGTTTTTCATGGGGAGGATCCTCGTGGAAAGACGAAGGGCGGCCCGATTGGACCGCCCGTGTGTCAGGGTTCGGCATGGTGTGCGGGTTACGCGCCCGGGTTCTTGTAGAGACCGCGCCAATCGATGGCCTTGGCGCCGAAGTCGAGGCGGCACTTGATCTCGACGCCGTCGACATCGAAGCCGTTGCGGGTCTCGATGTAGGCGCCCTGCTGGCCCTCCAGATAGGCGTACTCGATGGTGTCGATCTGGTTCGGGCTCGCCGCCAGATACCAGGCGGTCTCGCTGGCGGCGTCGAGCCGGGGCTCGCTGATCGGCGCCAGCGTGCGGATCGACTGCGGCACCACGCTGGACGTCGCGGCGGGCACGAGGTTCTGGGCGACCAGCTGCTCGGCCTTCAGTTCCAGCGAGGCGGGCACGATCAGGAAGGCGGGACGGACGTTCAGCACCGTCTTCTTGTCGAGCCCCGTCTGCTTGGCCATCGCCGCGCGGGCCGCGCCGACGCTGCCGACATCAAGCGCAGCACCAGTGCCGGCGAGGTTCTTGTGCGTGGTGTGGAACAGCGCATTGCCGTCGGCCATGGCCGGGTTGGCGGTGATGATGCCCCAGACCACGTCCGACTCCAGCTGGGCGATGGAGTTGCCGTACATCGCCGGGATCCGCGTGAAGGCGTCGAGATCGTCGTTGATCAGCGTCTGGCGGGTGATCGCGACCACCCGGCCGTAGGTCTTGACCTTGTAGCTCTCCTTGCTTTCGCCGAGCGTGCCGCGCTTGAACTCGCCGCTCTCGCCGACCTCCAGCAGCTGCGGCGCCTCGCCCAGCTGGACGCGGTGCATGGCCTTGAAGTCGGTCGCCAGCACCTGGCGGCAGAACAGCATGAAGGTACGGGGATAGGCCTCGTAGGCCTGCCGCAGGGTCTTGTTGGTGACGGCCGACAGGATCTCGGGGAAGTCCGAGGTGGAATGCAGCGCGCGCGTCGCCACCTCGTCGCGCGAGAGGCCCCGCGTGTTGACCCCGGCATTGCCGAGGCTTTCCCGGGCCAGTTCCAGCAGCGTCATGCCGCGATACTGGCGGGCGGCGTCCTCCAGCTGGAACAGCGTCGGGCTGTAGCGGTGCAGCAGCGCGTTCGCCACGGCATCACGGCGGGTGATGCGCTCGTCCCGGCCGCCGAGCGGCACGGAAACGTGCGGGAAGGTCCGGGTCTCATCCGACTTCGCCGCGACCTGGTCGAGGATCAGGCGGCGGGACTCGTCGACGCTGACGCCGCGCTTGACCAGATCCTCGGCGAAGCCCCGCTCGAGGTTCAGCCGCCCGGCCAGATCGTAGATGGTGGAGACGCGGTCACGCTCGGCCTCGCGGGCGCGGGTGGCGACCGCTTCGGTGTCGGGCGCGGACGTCGCCTGCGTCTTCGGCTGGCTGCGCGTCTCGCTGGCGGCGACCTTCGGGTCGGGCGCAGCCGCTTTCGGCTCGGTCATGGGGGTGTCCTCGGTTTCGACCGGCTCGGTCGGCTGGGTGGTGGCGGGGGTTGCGGCGTCGCTCGCCGGGATCTGGGTCTTGTCCGTCATCGGGGATGCTCCTTGCGGTGTGAGGGCGTCCCGGCGGTGAAGGACGCAGTCGTGAAGAGGATGCTGGGCGCGGAACCCCGCGGCGGGGTCGGCGCCGACCGCGACGGCGGAGACCTCGAACGGCGTCCAGTCCACCGCGCGCCAGAGTTCGCGCGCGGCCTCGGGTTTCGAGACCTCGAAGCGGTGGACCTGGTAGCCGATGGAGACCGCGCGGATGTGCCCGGCCTGGATATCGCGCCAGATCGGCTCGACGTCGGCGCGCTCGCTGATCCGCACGAGCGCAATGCCTCGGCCGTTCTCGATCCGCGCCGAACCCGGCACGACCGAGCCGATAACCGCGTCGAGCGTGTCGAGGTCGTGCACCTTCAGGAAGGGCGCACCCGCGTTCAGCCGGTCGAGCCGCACATGGGCGGGGTCGAGGCTCAGTTCCTCGTCGTAGGGCTCGCCGAAGAAGGTCGCGCGGCGGACGCGGGCGCCTGCCGACCAGACCACCTCGACGGTGCGGCTGTCGGCGTCGGCCGTGTTCGGCGCAAGCTCCGCCGACCGGCGCATGGCCGGCAGTTCGATCATCGTGTCCATGGGGTCAGTCCTGTTGGTCGGCCTGCGCCGAGTCATTGTCCGCGTCGGCGGCCGGGCCGTCGGTGTCCGGTTCGTCGGCGGCCGGATCTTTCGCCGGATCGCTGGCCCCGTCCTTGGATTGGGCGCTGCCGGTCTTGGTGACGCGACGCGGGTCGCTGTCGAGGACCAACCCCAGCGCGTCGAGCTTGGCGTTGGTCGCCGCGATCTCGGCCAGCACCGCGTCCGGGTTGCGGCCCTGCTTCGCGATCACCTCGGCCAGCGTCATGGTGCCGGAGCGGATCGACAGCAGGTTCGCCATCGCGTCCTTCTGCGGATCGACCGCCTCGAACTTCGGCGGCGACCATTCGACCGGCACCGTCGGCGACGGGATCTGGCCCGCCGCCCATGCGGCCTCGGTGAACCAGCGCCAGACCGGGGCGCAGAACATCGGAATGAATAGCTGCCACTGCACCGCGTCGATCTGGCGGCGGAACTCCACGAGCCCCGCCCGGATCGAGGAATAGTTGACCTGGCTGAGATCGCCGGTCAGCAGCTCGTAGGGCACCCGGAAGCCCGCCGAGATCGTGTGCAGGCTGGCCCGCTTGTATTCGCCATAGCCGCCGGTGGCGGAGGGCTGGTTGAAGCGGATGTCCTTGCCGCCGCGGGCATAGGCGATCAATCCCGGTTCGAACTGCTCCACCCGGTTGCCATCGGCGTCGACCACCGAGGGCGCGATGCCCTGTTGCGCCTCGTCGTCGCCGAAGACGATGGCGGTGACGCAGGCCTCGGTCTTCTTGCGGACCAGCTCGGCCACCTCGTAATCGTCGAGATCGCGCAAGCTGCGGATCACCGGCGCGCCCCAGGGAACCCCGCGCGCCTGCGTTCGCTGCTTCTCGTAGACATGGGCGATCTCGGTCGCGGGGACCGGGCGGCTCTGCAGACTGTTCTGCAGCGCCCCATAGGCGTCGCCCGGATGCTCCGCGTGCAGCCAGTAGGCCCGGCGCTTGCCGACCGGGTCGAACTCGATCCCCTGCACCAGCCGCCCTGCGCCGAGAACGCCGGATTTCGTGGCATCGAGGAAGTCGGCTTCCAGCACCTGCAGCTGCAGCGGTACCGGCAGTCCGTCCGACGAGCGGCGCAGCCTGCGCCGCACCAGGACCTCGCCCGCCTCGACCATCTCGCGGCAGATCAGCGTCTGCAGACCGTAGAAGTCGAGCTGGGCATCGGCGTCGCAGTCCGCCGTCCAGCGCTCGAACAGCGCGTCGACCTTGCGGTCGAGCTTGTCGTCGCCGCTGGCGGCGCGCGGCATGATGCCCGCGCCGATGATGTTGTTGACCAGCACCGCGACGGCCTTCGCGGCATGCGGGTTGTTGCGCACGAGATCGCGCATCCGGTCGCGCAGCAGCGCCCCGGCCACGCCGATCTCGGTGTCGGCCGAGGATCCCGGCGCGCGCCAGCCCTCGGTGCGACGCCCGCGCGCCGCGCCGTCATAGCCCCGCGTCAGCGTCTCGAACGCCTGACGCGCCATGACGCGACGCGCGGCCATGCGCGGCGCCACCGTGGCGATGGCGTGATCGAACCAGGTCGCCGACATCAGCGATCCCCGCGGCTGAAGCCCGCAAGCCCGGCCACCGGCAGCGGACGGCCCACGCCCGCGATGGCGCGCTCGATGGTCCGGATGCGGGCGAGCAGATCCTCGGCCGAGCCGTAATCCACCGACTTGCCGTCATAGCTGACGCGCGTCGTGCCGCTGGCATAGGCCCGGCGCAGCGCCGAGAGCTCGGTTTCCGTCCAGTCCGTCATGTTCAGAACCATCCTCCACGCCGTCCGAGCCAATCGGAGCGGCGCTTGCCCTGCGGGGCCTGTCCCGGCCGGTTGATCTGCCCGGCGGGATCGGTGTCGGTGGGGGCGGCCCCGAGCTGATCCTCGAGGTCGCGCCATTTCTCGTCGGGCCAGCGGTCCGCGCCCGCGATCCAGGCGGCGGCGCGGGCATAGACCCGGCAATCCAGCGCCTCGTTGCGCTCGCGCAGCTTCTGCCATTCCAGCCGGGCGAAGCCGCGCTTGGTGCGCACCGTCACCAGCTGCTCGGCGACGAACTGCTTCAGCCATTCGTTCTCGACCCAGTGCGGCAGGTGCACCGAGCCGGGCGGGAACGTCGCCCCGTCGGCCATCTCCTCCTCGGTCGGGCGCGCCAGCCGCAGGAAGCGGTAGGTCTCGGCCTTGAAGGTCGACACCGCCACGGTCCAGAGCCGGGCCCCGCGCCGCAGACGTTTGCCGCCCTCGGTCGCGTCGACGAAGGTCGGACCCGACACCGGGCTCGAGCGGTTGAACCCCTCGACGCCCTTGACCGGCGACACCTGCGCGAAGCCTTGCGCCCGCGACCAGGAATAGACCGCCGGGGCCTCATAGCCGGTGTCGATGGCGAGCCGCGCGATCCTGAGATGCGCGCCGCGTTCATGCGGCCAGCTTCGATCCAGCAGCGCGGTCAGCTCCGACCAGGCGTCGTGCCGATCCGGCCCGCCCTCGATCACGACGTGATCGACGAGCCAGCTTTCCAGCCCGCGACCCCAGGCCCAGACATCGACCTCGATGCGGTCCTTCTGCACATCCGCCCCGGCCGTCAGGAACAGCCCGCCCGCAGGCACGGTGCCGGATATCCAGCGCTCGCGCCGGTCGTAAAGCCGCTGCCAGTCCGGAGCCTCGCCAGTCTCGACCCAGGTCTCGCCGAGGATCGTGTTGCAGAAGGCCTTGATCGCCTCGTCCGACCCTTGGGCCGCGTCCCATGCCCGCACGATCCGCTCCCAGCTCAGCCAGCCGATCGGCGAATAGAGCGCCGAGAGGTGATACCCGACCGTGGTCGGATCGGCGGCCGTGGCGGTTGCCCGCCATTCGCCGCCCTCCAGCATCGCCGTCTTGTGGTGTTCCGCGATGGGCCTCTCGCAGCCCTCGCAGTGATATTCCGCCGTCTCCGGGCGGCCCTTCTGCCAGCGCAGCCGGTCGAACTTCAGCCATTGCGCATGGCCACAGTGCGGGCACGGCACGAAGAACCGCCGCTGGTCGCTGGCCTCGTATTCGCGCTCGATCCGGCTCAGCCCCCGGATGGTGGGGGTCGATACCAGAAACACCTTGCGCCGGTGGGCGAAGGTCAACGACCGGGCCTCGGCCAGCGTGACCGGATCGCCTTCCTCGTCGGCGGACGCCGGATAGGCGTCGACCTCGTCGAGGAAGATATAGCGCGCCGGGGTGGACCGCAGCCCGACCGCCGAGTTCGCCCCGGTCATGATCAGGATGCCGCCCGCGAATTCCTTCGACAGCATCGTGTTGCCCGCGTCGCGGGACCGGGCGGGCTTCACCCGGTCCCGCAGCTCGGGGCTCTCGTCGATCAGCGGGTCGATCCGCTGGCGTGAGTTGCGTTTCGCCAGTTCCACTGTCGGCTGGACGGCCAGCATCGGCCCCGGCGCCTGGTGGATCGCGAACCCGATCCAGTTGTTGCCCGCCTCGGTCGCGCCGACCTGTGCGGCCTTCATGAACACGATCCGCTGCGTGGGATCGCCGGGCGACAGCCGGTCCATGATCTCGCGCATGTAGGGCGTGCGCACCGTACGATATCGCCCAGGTTCGGCCGAGGCGCGGCCCGAGAGCATCCGGTGCCGGTCCGCCCATTCCGAGACGGTCAGGTCCGGGTCGGGCCGCAGCCCGCTACACCACGACCGCAGGATTTCGCCCGCGCCGTCGAAGTCGGTCAGGCCATCATCATCACCGGAAGTCGGGCCGGACCTCGGCGAGTTCGTCGAGGTGGGCGCGTACATGTTTCTCAAGGACCTTCTGCATCGCGGCTGGCTCGACACCCAGATCGGCCGCCATCAGCGCAGATGCGCGCGCAGGCCAGTTCACCCACGCGTCCCGCACCTCGCGCGCCAGCCGGAACACCAGCGCCAGCGCCCGGACCCGGTCTATCAGCTCCCCCTTCAGCCTCGAGAGCCGGATGCGCCGTTCCTGCGCCTTCAGTACCTCGTTGGCGGTCTTGGCCTGCAGGAAGGTCGTGCCGCCGCCGATGGCCGGGACCGCCAACCCTTGTTCGCGCAGCGTGTCGCCGACGGCAGCCACTGCCGCCTCGGGGACGGGCTTCAGCTTTGGCGCTGGCGACTTGCGGGTCTTCGACGGGTCCGTCGTCTCGGCACGCCGCACGTCGCTGGCGGCCGCGTTGATGCTGCCGTCGGGATAGAGGACCAGCCGCTCGGCCGTCTTCGCCTTCTGGATCGCGCCCCGCGACAGCCCGACATGCGCGGCGTACTGGCGCTCGCTCATGCCCTGCATCGACAGCTCCAATTATCATTCCAAATCATTTGCTTATCTCGTTGATAAGCGTCGCGGACAGAGGGAACGTCCCGTCAGAAGGACGATGCAACTCACCACGGAGCCACCCCGATGACCTGCCGCAAGACCGACAACACCAAGGCCCTCGACGCCTTCATCGCCGCCAAGGCCGACATCGACGCGATGCTCGAGCGGCTCGCCACCCTCAGCGCCGACCATTTCGAGACCAGCCCCGACGAGATCAACTGGGCCCATGTCGGCACCCTGAACCACTACCGCAACCGCCTACGCGAAATCACGGAGATGGCCTTCAGCGAAGGCGAACACGCCGAGTAAGACGACCCGCTCCCGGTCCCGCCCGCCGACTGGCGGGCTCGACCTCGTAGAAGGGCCCGCATTCCGCGCGCCCTGATACGGGAGACGACGATGCCCCAACTTTCCGACACCCAAGCCCTGATCCTGAGCGCCGCCGCACAACGGCCCGAGCATATCGCCCTGCCGCTGCCCGAGAGCCTGCGCGGCGGCGCCGCCGCCAAGGTGGTCGGCACAATGCTCGCCAAGGGCTTCCTGCAGGAGGTCGACGCCGACACGCGCAAGGGCGAGCCCGTCTGGCGCGAGACCGGCGACGGCCAAGGCGTCACGCTGGTCGCCACTGGTGTGGGCCTCGCCGCCATTGGCATCGAGACCGAGGACGCGAACACCGCGCCTGCGGGCGCGACGGACGCGGCGACCGAGGAGCCCGCGCCGGACACCCCCACCGAACCGAAGGCTGCGCCCAAGACGCGCACGCCGCGCGAGGGCACCAAGCAGGCCACGCTGATCGCCATGCTGCGTGCGCCGGATGGCGCGACCATCGAGGAGATCATGGCGGCGACCGGCTGGCAGTCGCACACGGTGCGCGGCGCGATGGCCGGAGCGCTGAAGAAGAAACTCGGGCTCGAGGTGACCTCGGAGAAGGTCGAGAACCGGGGGCGCGTGTACAAGCTCCCCGCAGCCTGACGAATCGGATCCCGAAAAGTCGATGGCCGCCGTCCCTCCGGGGCGGCGGTATCTCATTGTGCACTGATTGCGTCGAGCCCGCAGCGGACAGTCGAGTGCTCATGTCCTTCTGCGCGATCACGTCAATGAGAAGCGTTCGAGAATGCGTTGATGACGATGACACCGCCAACGATCATTGCGATACCAACCAACGCCATTGCGTCGAGAGTCTGCCGGAACAGGACGACGCTGACGATTGCCGTGAGCACGATGCCAAGCCCACCCCAGATCGCGTAGGCAATCCCGAGGGGCAGTGACTTGAGGGCGATTGACAGAAGGTAAAAGGACAGGATGTAGAACAGCGCCATGGCCGCAGTCGGGCCAGCTTTCGTGAATTGTTGGGATTTCTGAAGGAAGCTGGAGCCTGCAACCTCGAAGATGATGGCTCCGGCAAGGGCGAGGTAGGAGACGAAGGTGAACTGCATGGTGTTTGCGCTTTCCCGGCCGCCGTCCGGCGGTCCGATAAAAATGGAGATCGGGAAAGGCCAGAACCAGGTCTAAGCGCCTTCCTGATCGGATCAGGTTCGACGCCGTGGCTGGGAAGAACCCGTCACCGGACGGGCGCAGGAGACACCACCCCCCAACTCTATTATCGGCAGTGAATGGTTAGCTCGGAAACGCTTCGGGTTCAAGTTGTGATCGACGATCTCGATGCCAGTTGACGAGCTCAACCACACGGGGGGCTTGCGGACTTATCTGCGCCCCGCGAACACGGTCTACGTTCAGTCCAAACCCGGATCGCCTCGAACACCCGCCGCAGCGCGAAGGAACGGGCGATCGACACGACGGTGAAGATGGCGCCCATCTTCAGGTTCTGCGCCAGCGTCGTGTGCAGCCCGAAGATCGGGAAGATCAGGATCTGCGTCACGACCGCGACGCCGTAGCCGACGATCACGTTGGCGACGGACTCGACCAGCGACATGAGGCGGGACTGCTTCATGCTGGCACCACGTCATCCATCTGCCAGCAATTCAGCTGCGAGAGTTCGCAGCGCATGCGCCGCAACCAGCGGGACCACGCCATTGCCACAGAGGCGAAGCCGGTCCACCCGGTGGGCCAGCCCATCAGCGCCTCGACGAACAGCGGGTTCAAGGTCCGGCGCGCATCGGAGGTATCGCTCCCAACCATCGGCGTCACCAGGACCTGGCGGCCAAGCAGGCCGTTCACCGGCGTGTTCGCCAATGTCGTCGCCCCGTCCTTGTGATCCCGCGCCGTCGGGGTCATCCACATCCCGGCCGCATGGGTCAGGTCTGCTGTCCGGCGGTTGCCCGCGCTCGGTTTGCAGCCGTCGTTGGCCATCGGCGTCGGCCAGTCCCTCGCCATCCGGTCCAAGCCTTTCTCGTCCTTCCGCTCGCCACCCCGACTGCGGAAACTGTCGATCTGCGGCGTTGGCCACAGCGCCGCCGTCGTCGCAAGGTTCATCCCGTGCTGGCCCGCTTCCTGCGATGGCGTCGGCTTCGTCTGCCGGTTCTCGTTGGCGCTGGCCCTCGGCGTCGGCCAGAGCCGCAGCAGTTCCGTCCGGTTCCCGCCACTCGACCGGGTCCCAGAGCAGGCGCGCGGGGTCGGCCAGCTCGTCCCCTTCACGGACGGCGAGAATGAAGAGCCGCTCGCGCTTGTGCGGTGCGCCGACTTCCGCCGCCGTGAAGAGGCCAGCCGCAAGGCGGTAGCCCATGCCGACCAGTCCTTCGGCGACTTCGGGGAAGCCGAGGCGGAGATGATGGGCGACATTCTCGAGGAAGACGAAGGGCGGCTCGACCTCGCCGATGATGCGGGCGACATGCGGCCAGAGGTGGCGCGGGTCGTCCGCGCCCCGGCGCTTGCCCGCGACGGAGAACGGCTGGCACGGATAGCCCGCAGTGATGATGTCCACCGCGCCGCGCCACGGGCGGCCATCGAAGGTTCCAACGTCGTCCCAGACAACAGCCTGATCCAGGGACGCGTCTTCCATCCGCGCCACGAGAGTGGCTGCGGCGAAGGTTTCCCGTTCGACATGGCCCACAGCACGATATCCGGGGATGGCGATGGTGAGCCCGAGGTCGAGACCACCCGCGCCGGAACAGAGCGAGAGGCCGAAGAGGCATGCGTCTCCGGCTCCGGAAGCGTCTCCGGAGGAAGGTAAAGCCAGGTCATGCATGTCACGCGGCGGTCTTGCGCTTTCGCGCGGGTTCTGGGGCGGCGTCCGGGTCCGGCGTATCGGCCCGGGCCCCGGCATCGTCGCCCAGCCGCTCGGTTCTCACCTCGGCGAAGGTCCGTCCGTCGCCATCGAGGATCGCGTCTCGGCCGGTCTCGGCCTGCCAGCGCTCCACGGCGACGTCGACATAGGCCGGGCTGATCTCCATCGCGAACACACGACGGCCATTGGCCTCGCCCGCCATGATCTGCGAACCCGAGCCCGAGAACGGCTCGTAGCAGAGACCGCCACGCGCCACATGCTGACGCATCGGGATCCCGAACGCGTCCAGCGGTTTTGGCGTCGGGTGGTCGGGGCGCTCGTCCTTGGCGAAACTCGGCATTTCCCATGTCGAGGGCAGCGTCTGCTCGGCCACCTTCGGCGGGCGGTTCGGGCGCCTCCAGCCCATGAAGCAGGGCTCGTGCTTCCAGAGATAATGCGACCGGGTCAGGACGCCGCGATCCTTCACCCAGATGATCTGCTGATGGACGAAGGCCCCGGCCTTTTCCCAGCAGGCTTCCAGCATCGCCTGGCGGCGGGAGGCGTGCCAGCAGTACCAGGCGGCGTCCTCGGCGATCGCCTCGGCCACGGCTGCAGCGATGAAGCCGTCGTAGAGATCGGCCCCCTGCGAACTGTCGTCCCAGGTCGTGCCGTAGGAGGCAGACCAATCCTTGTTGCGGGTCGGGTGGTTCGAGCCGTCGTAGTCGACGAGATACGGCGGGTCCGTCGCGAACAGGATCGCCCGCTCGCCGTTCATCAGGCGGCGCACGTCGGCCGCGCTGGTGCTGTCACCGCACAGGAGGCGATGGTCGCCGAGGATCCAGAGATCGCCAATGCGCGACGCAGGATTGCGAGGGGGTTCGGGGATGGTCACCGGCGGCACGGAGCCCCCGGCGCCACCTACTTCACCGTCGTCTTCCGCGACGTAGGCCAGCAGCTTGTCCAACTCGCCATCGGAGAACCCGACCAGCGACAGGTCGAAATCTTCAGCCAGCAGGTCGTTCAGTTCCGCCGACAGCAGCGCCTCGTCCCAAGTGCCGAGTTCGGTCAGCTTGTTGTCCGCGATCCGGTATGCCCGCCGCTGCGCCTCGGTGAGGTGACCGAGCACGATCACCGGCGCTTCGGTCAGCCCGAGCTGCGTCGCGGCCAGCACGCGCCCGTGCCCGGCGATCAGTTCGCCGTCCTCGGCGACGAGGCAGGGCACAGTCCAGCCGAACTCGGCCATGCTGGCGGCGATCTTGGCGACCTGATCGGCACCATGCGTCTTGGCATTGCGAGCATAAGGCTGCAGCCTCGCCAGCGGCCACATCTCGATCCGATCCGGGGCAAAGCTAAGCGTCATCGGCGGGTCATTCCTCGGATCAGGGTGGATACCCCTATTTTCCGGACTCCGGGGTCCAGACTGGACTCCACGCGGGGTCCAGCGGCCACCAGGGGTGTCCAGCTTCAAGGGTTTGATTTTGCAGTGTTTCAGCTGAGTTCAGGCGGCGGTGGCTTCCGGCTGGCTTCCCAAAAATCCGGCCCTGTCGCTAGCGATGTGCCGCGCTTCGCCCGCCAGCATAGGAATGTCGCCCGGAAGGAACCGCAATATCAAAGGCTTAGGCGTTCCGTTCCGGCCATCCGCCGACCGCTCGCCCGATGGCGAGCTGTCGCCGCGCTTCGGCCGTCCTGGACCCCGGATCGGACTCCGGCTGGATTCTGGAATCCAGCGTGGCATCCACCGCGCGCTCCTCTTCCGAGCATATGGATTTCATAGCCTGCTGGATCGAATCCGTCTCGCCTTGCGGTGTCTCACCGAAAAACGTCTCAGTGGCTGCAAGGTCTTGACAAGCTAACGGGCCGAAACGCCCGAGAGTCCGGTGTGCGACGCAAAAGTCGGCGTTTGGGTCGGCCGCAGCGATCTGAGGGTTGGCGGGGCAAGATCGTTCGGAGGTATTGGAGCACAGCTTGGATCCGACCAAGGAGACCAACCATCAAAGAAATCCCGAATGGCTTCAGATGAGGCTGGCCTGCGCCGATTGATCTACGCGGATGACACCTGACAGAAGCCACTTGTTAAACTTGGTCACGCGGTGCGTGCCCATGGCGAAGGCAATACCGCGTTGGGGCATTTCCTGTCCCCATCTTTGACGCATCATGCGCAACGTTTCTTCCTCGCCATACTTGCCACGCCACTTAAAGAATGTGCGCTCTGTCTCCCAGTCGATACAGGTATGGGTGAGGGTCTTGCCTTCATGCATAAAACGGTAGTGGAAGGAGTACGGGGCGATCTCTGGCGTTAACACGGTGCTGTCACCAGAGAACATATCTGTCTGACTCAGAAGCGTGTCGCGCCGCCTTTGGTTCTTTTCCTTGGCGGCATCGCTCAGAGGTCGGATGATGAATTCGGGATTTTCAGGGCGTATAAGCGCGAACGAACGCCCCTTCTCTTTTTCCTCAGACAAACTTTCCACGATAGCGCGGCGGGCGAATTCATGGCGCTCGGATTTCTTGAGTTCGCGGACCTTCACAAGGGACTCGTGATCTATGCGCTTGCTTTCGGTGCGCATATCTTTTGGCGCTGCACTGCGCCATCGCGTGCGGATAATATCCCAGCGATTGAAGCGCTGCGCCTCGGTCAGAAGCTTGAACGGCATCGGATAGAGTCGATGCCAGTTCCCGTATATGTCGATACCGGCAACGCAAACTGTTTCGCCGTGGGTCTGCCCCGTCTCGGGGGCAGCCTTGACGATCACACAGACTTCGACAGGGTCTTGCCATTCGCTCAAAGGTCAGTTCACGGCGATATGCTTAATCGGTGCGCCTACGAGCGCGGACAAGCGCTCAGCGACGATTTTGCGGTGACAGCCTTCATGGTGGCGCTCGAAACAGGTCAGACAGACCCGCTTGCCCTTTACGGTATCAGCAAGCTCGGTCAGGGCTGTCTGCGCGTCTTCGCCTTCTAGGTGCTGCGTGAAAATCTCTATGAACAGGTCATGGTTGCCAGCGCGTGCGGCTTCCCTTCCCGGCTTGGGGTCGCCTAGTGCCTTCACGTGCAGGTAATCTATGCCCACTTCTCTGACGGCGGCGTCGAGTCCGTTCTTTGAGAAGCCTTTCTTGCGCGATAGGGGCAATTCGCGCACGTCCACCAGCAACTCGATTTCTGCATCGGCCAAGCGGCTGATGAACTCTTCAATGGTGGATTTCTCGTAACCGATTGTGAATATTGGTTCTTCTGTCTGTACGCTCTCAGCCATCTTGGCGCCTCCATTTTTCAGCGATTGTAGCCAGGATAGGACTCCTGTCCATCTTGGCGGTAGAGGGGCGTCAACAAAACTTTACATCGAGGCAGGAATGCTACGGGTGACGTAGCGCAGAGACCTGTGCCGGGCACCTGCATGCTCCGAGGAAAAAGGCCAACTTCGGTGCATCCGCGGCGAATAAGTGCTTTGCCCTCAACCCGCTCGTTGGTCCTTGCCACAGCGAACGTCTGGTTTCAACTCGATCGCTTGACAATGAACTCCATCGACCGCTTCCCCGGCACCTGCCTGCCGTTCAGCCGCCAGGTGATGACCGCGATGCCGTACTGCCAACGCCGGTTGGCCGTGGCGCGGCTGACACCCAACTCCCAGCAGATCGGTTTCCACGGTTTGCGGTTGGCCCGGAGCCAGAGCAGCCGGGCGTCGCTTGAGTCCAGCCAGCGCAGCCAGAGCAGAGCGTCCTCGGCTTCGGTAATCTGACGCGGACCGGGCCTCGGCCGCCGCATTATTGGCTCCTGTCCGACCTTGTCGCCGAAGCTGTGGAAATACTCGGGCCAGGCGTTGAAATAGCCCTGCGGCCTCACCTCGGGCAGCGACCGGAAGACGTCGGCGGCGCTTTCGAGCCGATCCTCGACCATGATGGGGGTCCAGTCAGCCATTGGCAGCCTCTCGGCTTTCGGCGCGTTGGCCATAGAGTCTGTCGCCGAGCAGGCGCACCAGTTCGCGTTCAGGCCAGGCAAGCCGGGGATCGTCGACGGACACTGCCAGCAGACCGTGGTCATGCCAGCCGTCCTGTTTGACCCGCTCGGGATCGCGGCGGGCACCGCCATAACCGCGGGGATGCCATCTCATGCCATGCCTCCGCCGGTCTCGATGGCCCAGTGGAGGATGGCGATGGCATCGGCCTCGTTGTCGTCGGCGGGCGAGAACCCGCGGGCGCGGGCAGCAGCGATCATCGCCTCCTTCGGCGCATTACCCTTGCCGGTGGCGTGCCGCTTGATGGCGCCGACCGGGACGCCCTCATAGGGCACGCCGCGCAACTCCGCCCAAGCGGTCAGCGTGGCCATCAACCCGCCGTAGACATGGGCCGCGTCGGTCCCGGCATGGCGGCGGACCTCCTCGAACCAGATGGCCGCGATGGGGCCGGACAGCCGGTCGATCTCGGTCAACCAGTTGGTGAAGCGCAGGTAGCGCATGCCGCCGCCATCGAAGCGGCCGGGGCGGAAGGACACCGTGCCGCTGGTGATCAGGCCGTCATGGCTGCGCAGCGCCCAGCCGGTTGCGGTGCCGAGATCGAGGGCGAGGATACATGGCGCAGAAAGGCGCCCCGGTTCGGGGCGCACGTCCGGCATGGGGATCGTCTGGTTCATCATGAAGGCTCACGGATCGTGGGCCTTCGGCTTTGGTCATGGGCAGGGAATCACGTCATGCGCGCTGGATCAAGAAAAATGCGCCCGGCCGACCTCTGGTCCCACCTGACCCTACCTGTCCCACTTTGCGGCCCAAGTGGGACGGAGATTTTTTACTTTGCAATCAAGGCGGTGCCCTACCTGTCCCACCTGTCCCACCTTTTTCCTTACATTCGTATAGGGGACTATGAAACCGGCCGGGACATACATTCCTATAGGAAAGGGAAGGAAGTTGGTGGCCCAAGTGGGACAAGTGGGACACTATTGATTTTGAACGTCTTTTTCCGTCCCACTTCTGCCTCAAGGTGGGACGGCGCCCGAAGTGGGACAGGCCGGAACGCGAAAGGGGCACCCGTTCGGATGCCCCAGCATACCTGATCTGCGGTCAGCCCGCGTTCAGTCGGCTTCAGCCGGCTTGCGATAGCGCCATTCGCGGGACGCGCCCGTGCTGCTGCGATACCGCTTCCAATCCCGCGATTTCAGCCATGCGCCGACTCGCATCTGATCGCCCTTGGTCCATTTCGCCGGTTCGATGCCGAGGGCGCCTTCGAGGATCTCTCCCACCGAAACCTCGCGGATCGGATCGAGGCGCTTGAACTCCTCGTCCTGCCAGTCATCGTAGCCGGCATGGCCGCGATTGACGCTGCGGGTTTCATGAGTCAGCCAGCGGTCGATGCGGGCATCCCAGGCATCGGCCTGATAACGCGCCTCCTGCGCGGCGGCGGCATCGGCGAGGATCGCCGGATCCTCGATCCACCAGATCGCGCCCTCGCGGAACCGGTGGACCGTCTCGGCCCAGAGCTGGTCGCGGTCGCGGGCCAGCGCGGCGATGTCGATGGCGCCGCAGCGCAGCGGCCAGAAGCGGCGGTTGCCGGTCTCGTCGCGCAGATAGGTGTCGGGGTTCACGGTGCCGGCGAAAACGCATTGGCGCGGCACCTCGACGGTATAGCGGCCATAGGGCGGGCGGAAGCGGTCGGTGGTGCGGGTCAGGAACGCCTTGATCCGCGAGACTTCGGCGCGGCCGATGGCGTCGAGTTCGGCGATCTCGACGATCCAGACGCCCTGCATGTGGATGGCGGCATCCTTGGAGCCGAGCTCGGGCAACTCATCCGTGAACCAGTCCTCGCCGGCCAGCACCTTGATCGCGGTGGATTTGCGCGCGCCCTGCGGGCCTTCGAGGATCAGCATGTGGTCGGCCTTGACGCCGGGGCGGAAGATGCGGGCGACGGCCGAGATCAGCCAGAGCGCGCCGACGGTGTGGTGAAACGCGGTGGGTTCGGCGCCGAGATAGGTGCTGGTCCAGGTCTCGATCCGGGGCGTGCCGTCCCAGCGAAGGCAATCCAGCCAGTCGCGGACCGGGTGGAGGCGCAGCTCGCGGGCGACGGCGCCGACGGCGCGGCTGACGACCATCGGGGCGACGTTGAGGCCGCGCAGCTGCAGCCATTCGGCGGTGCGGATGTCATCGGCATCCTCCCAGGGGCGGGGAAAGACGGCGCTCGCATCGTCCCATGGCAGCGGCTGGCGCACGACGATCTCCTGCGCGAAATCGTCGAAACCCAGCACGCCTGCGAAGACCGCATCCGAGTTCAGGGCGATGATCACATTGGCCTCGTTGCGTTCGGGCGTCCCGGCGAGGTCCTGGCACAACCGACTGAGCCATGCCGGTTTGACGATCCGCGCATTCGGATCGCCAGTGGCGTTCACCCGGCGGCGCAGTTCCGCCAGCTGTTTTTCGAGGATCGCCATGGAAATGCCGGTGGCGGTCTTGATCCGGGCGAGGATCTGGCGCTCGGGCAGCGGGTCGAGCCGGGCCAGCGCGAGGCGGCCGAGCAGGCTGGACAGGGCTTCCAGTTCGGGCGGATTGGTCAGCGCCTCGGTGGCCGCGACAAGCGCGGCGAAGTCGTTCTCGGCCGGGAGAGTGGTCGCGGTGGCGGCGTCCTCGGCTGGTGCGGCCGACCCCGCCGGATATTCCTCGGCCCGCGCGCCGCGGATCAGATCGTCGTTGAAATCGTCGCCATGGAGCGGCAGCCCGATCTCGTTCGGGATATCGGCACGGTTCAGCCGGTCCGACAGCGTGGCAGCCGCCTGGCGCCCGGCATCGCCGGCATCGGCATAGATGGTGATGCGTGTCGTGCCCTCGGGCCATTGAAACCGGGCAAGACCATCGGCCGACAGCGCCGCCCAGACCGGCGTGCCGAACAGCGCGTGGGCCGCCAGTGCGGTCTCGATGCCTTCCGCCACGCCGAGGTGGCCGTCCTCCGGCATGGCAAACAGCCGAACCGCGGCCTCGGCGACCGATCCCAGCATCTTCTTGCCGGCGGGGGCCTTGGCGCTGCCGTCGTCGAGCAGGAAGGTGCGGTGGATGCCGGGCGCGCGATCACCATTCGCGAGCCGTGCCAGCGCGATCAGCCCCGGCCAGCCGCGCCGGCTGTCGAAATCCGGCAGGTCGGGGTGAAACAGCAGATCGGGCGATGCGGGGTCAGACAGGCCCCGCGCGCGCAGATAGGTCTCGGCCACGCTGCCGGCCAACGGGATCGCGCCCGCAAGCAGCCGGGCAACCTCAAGCGCGGGATCGCGCTTCAAGGGAGGCGGCGCCGACGGTGCGCGGCGTTCCGGTGCGCCGGGCGCAACGCCTGCAATGTCCGCCGCCTCCGCGATCAAGGCGCGGCCGTCGAGCCCGGTCGCCTCCTCGATGGCGCTGATCGGGCCGCCGCCCTGATTGCCGTCGAAGTCGATCCAGTCGCCGGCATGCGGCCCGCGCAGGGTGATGACGCAGGAGCCCATCTTGCGCGGCGCATCGCCCCGGATATTGGCAAGCCGCCATTCGTCGCCCGACCGGCGCCCAAGCGGGAAGAGCCGTGGCACCCAATGTTCGGCGGTCTCGCGCAGCCGCTGGACGATCAGGTCCAGATCGTAGCGGTCCGGCTGCGGATGCAACGGCCGGACGTCATTGAGGTCGATGACCGCCCCACTCACCGGAACGCCTCCGATTGCGGCTCACGGGACAGGTTCTTCATGGATCCCTCCTTTCGCAACGGCGACATCAGGCCAGCAGCACGAGCCCGCGCTCGGCGCGGGTGATCGCGGTATAGAGCCAGCGACGGCGGTCGAGATCGCTACGGCCAAGCCCGTCGTCCCAGACGATGACATTCTCCCATTGCGAGCCCTGCGCCTTGTGGGCGGTGATCGCCCAGCCGAAGGTGGCCTCGGTCAGCTTGCGCTTGTCGCGCCAGTCGCGGTCATGGCGCTTGTCGTCATAGGCGACGTGATCCTCGAAATGGCCCTTGTAGATGCGCAACCGGCCCGGGCGGCCATCGCTGTCCAAGGGGCTGACGCGGCGCCCGTCCTCGTCATGGACCACGGCCGAGAAGTAGAGGCTGCCCTCGTCGACGATATCCTCGAGGGTGAGGAACATGCCGTTGATCAACCCGAGGGCATTGTCGTTCTTGAGGCAGATGATCTTTTCGGCCGCGCCGGTCGGCAGATACGTCCCGCCCAGCCCCGAAGCCGCGCGCATGGCGTTGTTGATCTGCAGCCGCGTCGCGTTCAGCCCGCAGATCAGCTGCCCGCCGCGCAGGGCCTGTTCCGGGGTGATGTCGCCCTTGCGCAGCTTGGCCACATAAGTGTCGTAGCTGCCGAAACCGATCGGCTCGCCCATGCGGGCCATGGTGGCCAGCCGGATGATGGCGCTTTCCGCCGCCTGACGGTGGATCTCGGTCAGCATGACGTCGGGCGCATCGCGGGTGAAGGCGCCTTCGCCCTTGATCGGCGGCAGCTGGCCGGGATCGCCCAGCACGAGGATCGGCTTGCCGAAGCTCATCAGGTCGCGGGCCATTTCCTCGCCGACCATCGACACCTCGTCGAGCACGATCAGCCTGGCCTCGGCGGCATCGCTCGAGGGGTTCAGCGCGAAGCGCGGATGCTTCATCGCCGACAGCGCCTGGCGCATCGCCTCGATGGTGGCCTCGGCGGTCGTGTGCTCGAAGCCGGTCAGGCACCGGGCGGCGATCTCGGCCTCCTGCACCTTCTTCGCGGCGGCCTCGATCTCTTCCTCGGTCGCTTCGATCACCGAATAGATCAGGCTGTGGATGGTGCGCGCCGGCGTGCCCTTGCGGGTCAGCACCAGCGCGGCCTTGCCAGTGAAGGTGGCGGTGACGACGCCGGGCAGGCAATTGCCGTCCCTGGCGCTGCGATGGGGAGAGAGGCCAAGCTCGTCGAGGGCGAATTTCAGCACGGTGGACTTTCCGCTGCCGGCATAGCCGAAGAGGCGGAACACCTGTTGCTGTTCGCTGCGGGTCTCGAACCAGTCCCTGATCGCGGCAATGGCGGCGGCCTGCGCGGCCGATGGGGTGAAATCATTCATGTGCTGGAACCTCCACTGTGTAATCCTTGACCACGCCGCCGCGGGTCGGATCGCCGACCTCGCATTGGCGCACGAAGACGCGCCGGCCATCCGCCAGCTGGCGCCAGTGACCGCGACGCAGGTGCCAGCGCGGGCTGGCATGACTGCCGCCCTGCGGCGGGACGGCGGCGCACAGCCGGGCCGGATCGATGGCAACCTGATGCCAGACCCAGCCGCGCACGCCCTCGCGCGCGAAGGATTTGCGCCGCCCTGGCGCAATCTGTCGTTCCTTCACGTCCCCGGCGGCGGACAGAATAGCCAGTGCGCGCCAGACGATGGCCGCCGCCGCCTCGCCGCACTCCTCGGCCATGTCGTTGTCGGCAAGCGCGGGATTGCTTTCGAACTCGGCAACGCCGCCGTCGGCGATCCGGACATGGACGTGAACATCGGTCCAGCGCTTCGGCCCGCGCCAGAGCGCAAGCCAGACCGCTTCGATGCCGTCGGGGCGCTGGCGGGCATAGACGATCTGGCTGCGGATATTCGGCCCGTGGTCGCGCAACTCGAAGATCGTGTCGGGGTGCGGGAGCCGCTGCGGTCCGGCGGCAAGGCGGCGGGCAAGCGCATCGACCTCGTCGGAATCGAACCCGACCTGATCGGCGAAGTGCCAGACCGGCGCGAACTCGAAACCGTCGAGCAGATCTGCCTTCCAGAACCGCGAGCGATGGTTTCGCACGATCCGCTTGAGGGCGTAAGCATCGGGGATCATGACCGCTCACCCCAGCACCGTGCTGCCCACGCACAGGGCGGGTGCCATTTGCCGGCCGTCATACCGCCGCGGCAGACGACGGCGGTGGGCTCGGCGGCGGCGCGCGGCAGCCAGTCCCCGGCCTCGGAGGCGCGCACCACGGCAACGGCACGATCCGACATCTCCTGCGCCAGCCGCGCATCGAAGGGCACCAGCTCGCTGTGCAGCTCCATCGTGTCGCGGTTCAGCGCGGTGAACAGCGCCGGGTGCGGCAAATCGAGATAGGCCTGATAGAGCGCGATCTGGGCGGCATAGACCGGCCGCGCGAGGCTGACGCCGCGCTTGACCACATCCTTCCAGCTCGAGGCGCCGAGCGCCTTGTTTTCCCAGAGCGCCGGATAATCCATGGCGACGGGACCGGAGACGAAACAACCGTCGATATGGCCCTTGAACCGGCCGCCGAGCGCCTCGAAGCCGAACTGGCGGCCATCGGGGCGCTCGGTGCGCAGGTCGAACCCGGCGATCCCAAACCAGCCGGCGACGATATCTTCGGCCCGGTGGCCGGCCTCGAAAATGCGCAGGGTCTTCGGCGCGAACCCCTGACCCTCGTCCTTCGGCACCGCAAGAAAGTCGTACTGGATCTGCCGCAAACAGTCGCGGCCGAGCCCAGAGGAGCTGACATAGGTTCGGGGCCGTTCGCTACGATTGCGCGCCACCAGGGCGGTGTCGATGGCGGCTGAGACAGACTCGGCGATGGGCGGGCGTGGTGCGGCGGCGCCATAGAGGCAGCCCGAGCCATGATTCAGATCGATCATCGGTCGCGCTCCCAGAACCCGCCTGCCTGCGCGATGCAGGTCAGCTTGTGAAACTGGGCCTCCGTCAGCCGGGCGCGGGTGCCGAACCGGTCGAGCCTCTCGCGAAGGCTGTCGCAGAACTCGATCTCGAACTCGGTGACGGCGTTTTCGCTGGCGGCAGCGAGAAGGTCCTTCCATCTGCCGGATGCCAGTTCTTCATTCAGGTCGATCATGCCGCGCCCCTCAAAACGGAATTTCGTCGTCGAGGACGGTGCCGGTGCGCTCGATGCGCGCGGCCTGACCCTGCATGCTGTCGATGTAGCCGGTGACGGCCGCTTCGATCAGGCGGTCGATCTCGGCGGCGCTGCGGTCGAAGAAGGGCGCCATCAGGCCGAGATCATTGAGCGTTTCGGCAAACAGCTTCCGCGCATCGCGGATCGCCTGTGCCTCGCGGGCGGTCTTGTCGATCATGCCATTCATCCTTTGGGCGATTGCGCTGCCCGCGTCCTGACAACGGCGCGAGCAGAAGCGGTAATGGGGGTGACGGTCCCAGCGCAGGCCGTGGCAGTAGCCAAAACCGCGCGCCTCGCGTGCGCAGACCGCGCAAGGCGTCACCCGAGCAAGAGCATCGCGATCGGATCGTCCTGCGGCCAATCCTGCCGGTGCAGGCGCTGCGCCTGCAGGACGATCCAGCGCGAGATCGCATTGCTTGCCATGGCTTCGAGATCGCCGAGGGTGAGGCTTGCGATGGGCTGATGCAGTCTTCCGCGGGCCTCGAGCCATTTTCCGATCTCCAGCGCGGCCTCGCGCGTCACCTGTGCCTGCCACCCATCTGCCTCGCTCGGCGGGCGCGGATCCTTGTCGGGTTTCCGCGCCCGCCGCTTGGGTCTCGCCTCAGCCATTGAGCCAGGCGGGCATGGCCGGTGCCCCCGGCGCCCCCGCGGCTGCGGGCTGGGGCGACGCCGGCTGTGGTGCCGGTGGCGAGACCGGCGCCTGGGCCGCAGGGGCGGGTTGCGCACCCCAGTTCGGCGTCGCGGGTGCCGGTTGCGCCGCACCCCATGCCGGTGCCGGGGCCTGCCAGCCCGGCGGCGTGCTGCTCGCGGTCTTGCGCGGCGGGGCATTGACGGGTTCCGGCGCGACGGTTTCACCCCGCATGACCGCCCCATGCTGCGGTTCGTCGGGCAGAACGACGTTGGCGATGCGGTTCTGGTCGCGGTATTGCGGGTTGGAGGCGGGCTCGACCATGATCCGGGCGGCGAAGGTGATGCCGTCGAGATGCTTGAGGCCGGGCAGCACCCGCTTGGCCTTGGCGGCGGGGCTTTCATCCTTGGGATCGAGGGCAAGGGCGCTGTCGACCATGGCGCGAAAGGTGGATTTCGAGATCTTCCAGCCGATCGACTGGCCTTTCTCGTCAACCTTGCCGCCGGCCACGGTGAAGCTCTGCCAGAACTTGCGCCGGGCATGGGCGCCTTCGACCACGGTGAATTCGCAGTCGAGCATCTTCGCGTCACTGGACTGCGAGGCTTTCAGCAGGCCGGCATCCATCGGCGTGGCGCCGTTCACGCCGCCGGGGCGGATGGTCAGCCGCACCTTGGCGAAGGTGCCGTCGGCGATCAACTCGCCGATCGGGGCCATCTGCGGCTGGGCGTCGTTCAGATCGTAACTCATGGGATTGTCCTTTCTCGGGATCAGGAGGCGAATGCGGATTGGGCGGGGGCGCGGCCGTCGATGCGGGCGAGCAGTGCGCCAAGATCGGGCGGCTCGGTCATGTCGAGGCGGCCAGAGCGGTCCTTGGCCGGCAGGCCCCAGGGGTTGCCGGATTTGCAGACAAGGCGGCGCTCGGCGGCGGTTTCGTCGAGAACCCAACCGCCCTCGGCATCGCGGGCGAAGAGCTGCATCGAGACCACCTGATCGACGATGCCGGGCAGTTCGCGGCCGGCCTTGCTGCCTTCCATCTGCGGCTGCCACGTGACGGTGCCGAACTCGTCGGTGACCTTTTCCAGCACGCCGACGAAGATCACTGTCTTGCCGCGGGCATGCTGCAGGTGCTTCAGCGCCTGGATCACCTCGCGGCCCAGCAGACCATAGGCGCCGCGCACATCCGGCTTGCCGGTGCGGTCGGAGAAGGCTTCCGGCTGCTGGCGGGCATAGGCCATGGCCTGGCGGGTCAGATCGGTGATCGAGTCGACGAAGACGATGCGCCGGGCGGCGAGAAAGGCCTCGATGCCGCTGTCCCGATGCTGGGCCTGCAGCCAGGCGTGGCGTTCGGTGCCATACCAGGACTGCGGATGCTGCGCCGGGTCCGGCCCGCCGATCAGCACGACCAGATCGCGAAAATCGGCAAAGCTGCGCACCGGGATCGACGCCCCGCGCCAGTCCTGCACCGACTTCATCCCGGCTTCGAGGTCGAGGCAAACAGTCTCCTCGGCCGGCAGCGATTTCAGAAGCGTGGTCTTGCCGACGCCGGGCGGGCCGAAGATCGCCAGCGAGGTCTTGTTCTCTGCCGAGGAGAGTCGTTCGTCGGCGGTGATAATGCGGAAAGTCATGCTGTTCTCCGAAAGAATGAAAGGGGCGCGGCGGCGGGGGTGACCGGGTGCCGAAGGGGAACCTGCCCGGCGTTGCCGTCCGGGCGTCCCGCCGCCGCGCGTCACCGGTCTCGGGTCTCGAGCCGGAACACGGGTTTGCCGGTGCTCTCGCTGCGGGCGCTTGCGAAGCCTTCCCGCATCGCTTCGGGCCAGGCGCTGAACCTGCGCTCGGGCACGCGATAGGCGATCTCGAGATACTCGGTCGGATCGTCGCCGGAATCGGCGATGCGCGCGGCCATGGCAGCCAGCCGGTCCTGATCCCAAGTCACCTTCTTGGGCAGATCGGCGATCACCACTACGCCGGCATCTTCGATCCGAACCGTGCCACTGGTCTTGCCCTGTGCAACCCGCTCGGACTCGGATGCCGCGCCGTAGCGCTGGCCGATCCCGGCCTCGAGCCGGTCGCGCAGGCGCTTGACGCGCGCGGTTTCCGCCAGCGCCGCCTCTTGCAGCGTAAGCAGCATCTCGGGCGGCAGGGCGGCGATATCGCCGATGGCGAGGCGATCGAGATCGTCGAGGCCGGGGGTGTTTGCGAGCTGCGGGCCGGCCGGAACATCAGCGGAAGGGAACGGCATGGCCATCAGCGCCCCTCCCGCGTCAGTGCAGCATCGACGGCGCAGTCCGTTCCGACCGCCCCGGCTTCGCGTGCAAGGCGGTGGAGCTTTTCCAGTGCGGAGGACCGCTGGATGGCCACTGAGAGTTCGGCATTCGCGGCGACGATCGCGATCGCGATATCATCGACACTCGCGGTCTCGACGGGCAGCGGCCCGGTGGCAATGCCGGGACGCCACGACGTGGGGATTACCTCGGGCAGGTCTTCGAGGCTGCGGAAGGCCCGGCGCAGGCGCACAAGAGGGCCATTCGGTTCGGTCATGTCAGGATCTCCGGTCATGGGGGCGGCCGGTTTCCCAGCCAGGGCGAAATAGAGGGAGGGCGGGAGCCGACCCCCGATCCAGGCGAGCGTGGCGCGCATCAGGCGGCCTCCTCTGTGACGATGAGTTGGGAAAACGGGATCGGCGCATTGCGGGGCTTGGTCCGCGCGATGGCGAGATAGGCGAAGCGGTCAGGACCGAGGCGCACCTGCACCAGGTGGACCAGTGCGGCGTCGAAGGCGCGGTATGCTGCGCTGGCCAGCGCCCCGAGTCGGCGGCGCTCCGGCTCTGGCAGCGTCGAGATCACCGCAGTGGTGTCGATGCCGAGGAACCCGCGATGGTATTCCAGCCGGTCGCCGGGCACGGCCTGGCCGATCCAGGCGCAGAATTCGATATCGGTGAGCGGCCGGGGCCGGATCGGGGTGAATGCGGTGGCGGGCATGAACATGATCTCCTCCTTTCCCCTCTACTCACGCCGCCCGCGAACCGTCCCACCGCGCCCCGAACCCGCGCATGGCGAGATCGAGCCGCAGCCGGGCGATGTGGCGGTAAAGGGCGGAACGGGAGGTGCCGGTCTGGCCGATGATCTCGGCGATGGCGCAGGTGCCGAGCGCGGCGCAGAGGCTGCGGGCCTCCTCGGGCAGATCGCCCAGCACGCGGGCGAGATCGTGCCGAAGCTCGGCATCCTCGGTCGCGCAGAGGTCCTGGCCGTGCCATGCGGCCAGCCCGTCGGCTTCCGCCAGCAGGCAACCGAGCGGTTCGGTCCCGCCAGCGGCGGGCACGTCCAGCGACAGCATCGTCCCGCCCTGCGCCCGGCGCTGACGGTGATGCCGGATCGCGATCCGCGACGACTGGTTGCGCAGGACGATATTGGCGAAGGCGCCGATGCCGCCGCGCCGGGCGTCGAAGCCGGGCAAGCGGCAGATCAGATCGACCAGCAGGTCCTGGCGGAGATCATCGAGATCGGCGGCGGGCAGCAACAGCTTGCGATGCACGCGGCGCGCGGCAACGGCAGCTTCGTCGATCAGGGTGGCAAGGTCGGCGGGGGAAATCGGGGGATGCATGTCGTTCTGTCCTGGTCGTTTCTGGTGACCAGCCGAAGATGCAACCTGCTGAAATTATTTATCTCTCGGATTTCTCCCGAAAACCTCCCGAAAACCTCCCGGTGCCGGAGAAGGGGTCTAGGCCATGAAACCGATATCGGACGACGCGAGCGTCAGGCGACAGCCGACCTTGGGTTTCGTTTCGATGAAGCCGTTCTTCGGAACCCCGGGCAAGCGCTGTTCCTTGCGGAAAATGTCGCGCAGGCGATTGATGCTGCGATCGACCTGCTCGGGATTGCCATCGCGCCCTGTGCTGGCCCGAAGCGCTGCAGCGATGCTGTCGCGCAGCACCCAGCCGCCGGCATCCGCTGACTCTTCGGCCAGCAGGACGAACACATCGAAGTCCCTCGGCTCGACGGCGAGTTCGACACCGTCGAAGATCACGCGTCGTCCTGTCCGATCGACAACCAGGCGGGTCTCGACCGTGGGCAGCGAGGACGCGAGGCGAATCCGCTCAAGGTTCAGTGCGAAAGGCGCGCCCGGGGCGTGCCCCATCAGATCCTCCGCCACGGCCACAGTCATGCGCATCGCGTCGAGCTGGCGGGCGACAGCGGTGGGCAGATCGCTGCGGCCAAGGCTGATCAGCGCGACTGAAGATTCCGTGTCGATCGCGCCCCTAACATGATCGACGATCTCCTGCGCCGTTTCCTCGCGCAGCCGTCGCACGAGGCATATCTCGGCCACCCGTCCGTGCCGTGAAGATCGACCGAGCCGCCACACCCGCGTCGAGATCGGCGTCGGGCCGGGACCGTCGAGGCCCGACTGCTCGCGGATCGCGCGGCAGATCGCAGTGATGTCTATATCGAAGGTCTGGACATCCAGCGCATCGTTATGGCGTTCGCAGGCGCCGGTCTCCGGATCGATGGCGATCAGCGTATCGTCGACGACCTGCAGGACGGTCGCGCCATCGTCGCGCAGATCCTCGCGCTCGGTCAGGATCCCGAGGTTCCGGAGCGAGCGGACGAGACGCAAATCGTAGGGCAGCAGATCTGCGGCCCCGATGGAGCGGATCGGATGGCGATCACTCTGCCGCAGCAGCAACCTGATCAGTTCGGCGGCGTTTGCGGATTTCATTGTCTTCCAGCATCTCGAGAATGAGCCGTTCGTGCGAGTGATCGCGCATGCTGACCGTTCGCGGCGGTCTGATCGTCACCGGCACCACGACCTCGCTGCCGTCCACTTCGATGGTGACGTCGATCTTCGCATGCACGATCCGCACGTCGGTAACCTCGATTTCCGGGGCCAAATCCTTCAGGCGCCTGAGCGCATTTTCGGAATCGCCGAGCGCCAGGAACCACGGCGAGCGACGCAAGCGCCCAGTGGCGGTCAGCTGCGCCTCGTCGATGCGCACTTCCCGCAGCGCGACATGCGTAATGTCGCCGTCGGGATCGAAGGCGAATCTGAACCTCTCGCCGTGCCGCTGCAGGGGAGCGAGGGTGTAGAGTTCCTCCTTGGCCGAAGCCTCGAAAATGTCGCCATCTCCGAGAACATGCGCACCGAAGAGCTTGACCAGTTTCTTGGCGTCGGTTGCGGACTTCGATCCAACGGAGATCGCGCTCCGTCGCTGGTCGTACTCGATCGTCGACTGCACGATCTCGCGGAACTTCAGCGTGTCCTCGGCGCCTTCCTGGTCGACGTTCTTCGTCTCTGGCTTGGAACCGTGCAGGACCAGCACACGCAGCAGATCGTCCTCTTCGAACCACCGCACGTCGCAATAATGCCCGTTGTAGCGGCCCGCGAAATGCAGCCGCGCCGCCTCGGCGAAACCGTCCTTCACCCCGGCATCATGGTGCCGAAGTTCGACGTCCTCCCGTTCCGCATCGCGTTCGAGCTTGGACGAGTGGGCAAGAAACGCCGCCGCGCTGAGGGCACGGTCGAAGATCGGACGGTGATCGAGCCAGGTGACCAGCGCCATGAAGCGGGGCGTGAATCGCAAATCGTCAGCGGCGCCGTCGATACGACAGGCCGACAGGACATCCACCCCGGCTTCCGAGGCGATCTCCTGGATGATCCGGGCGCCGGCATCCGTCGACAGGGTGGAGATATTGTAGAGGGCGAATTGCAGCTTCGCCGGAAAGCGCATGTCGGCCTTGGCGAAAAGGCCGAAGATCGCCTCGCGCCGCTTTCCCTCGTCCTCCGGCAACCCATCCCAATCGAAGTCGATCTGGCCGAGATAGGGGCTCAGCAGGCGGTGAAGCAGTTCGAGATCGACGGTTCTGGAGAAGGCACGATCGACGAAATTCCTGATCCTCTTGGCCACGTGCACTCCTTTCGCCCTGAAACCTTCTCGCTTGCAGTCGCAAACCGGATTGCGCCTCCACGACCCGCATTACGCCGGCCAAAGAAGCACGTCCGATTCACCGGGCGAAGGTGAAGAACTGTTCTGATTATGTTCTAGCCGACGGATCAACCGGGAGTCGAGCCCGATTGGGCCGCATTGTCGCAGCGCGCCACCGTGGGACGTTTCGCGATGCAGGTGAGTAGAGGCCAGAGGAGACCACCGCTCCGAGGCCCGCATGAAACGCCCCAATCCGCTCCCGCCCGACCTGATGACGCCCGCAGAACGCCGCACCGAGCTGTGCGGCCTGCTGGCGCTCGGGCTGATTCGGTCGCGGATGCGGGATGACGGCAAAGTATCTGACGATACAGGAGAAAGTTGCCTACACTATCCGCCCGACCAATGCCGTCATGCAACCCGGAAGCCAACGGAGAAAGCATGACGACGCACGACCCCATCCCCGCGCGCCTGGCCGCGCTGAAGACCACGCCGACGACTGACCTGAAGAAGCAGTGGCGGGACCTGTTCGACAGCGAGCCGCCGCCCTTCAACCGCCGCCATCTCGAAAAACGCCTCGCCCATCGCCTTCCGGAGCTCGCCCATGGCGGGGGTGGGGGCGGGAAGGCACGGCGGCCGGGGGGGGGGGGGGGGGGAGCGGGGGGCGGGGGGCCGGGGGGGCGGCGGGCTCTCGCCGCCCCC